ATTTACAGGTCAGCCAAGATCTCACGATCGATTTCCAAAGCAATTTGCTCTGACAAGATAGAAGTCAATTCAACCTCAGCATCAATGTTGTGGTAAGCGTTCAAGTCTTGTCCTAATTCAGGAGTCCACTTTGCTTTCAACTTTTTGGTTTGAGCAGTGATCGCTGTAGAGTCAACCTTGATGTCGATCTCTGGAATTTCGCTATTGTTCTCCAATAACATTGTGAAGGTATCAATTGTTCCGTCTCCGGCACCACCAGTAGCAGTGTCTTTTGCAGGATAACGGACAGCTTCGACACGTAAAGCATCAGTACCAACAGCTGTTGCTGCAGTATTAATAACGTCAGTGTATGTTCCAGCTGCATCTACTAAGAAGAATCGAACTGCAGCTGCATTACTAGTAATAACAGAAGTAGAATCTTCAAGATGTTGAGTCAAGCGACGAACTTGAGAAATTCCAGTGATTACACCAGGTGTAATACCACCGTTGTTATCCAAGAACAATCTAATTCCGTCAGAAATACCTTGCACAGAGGCAAGGTCAGTACCGTCTTGAAGTTCTTTCAAAGCGAAAGCAGACATGTTGTCGAAGTCTGGGTTGGTGAAGTGTGAATCAGCAATATCAAAAACAACAACGGTTTCTGTTCCAGCAGTTTTTGACAAAAGGTCTGGGTCATATTTCAACACTTTCTTCTCTGCGTCTGTCAATGCTCCATCAAGAGTAATAATAGCTTTAAGACCAATGTCTCCAACAGCACCAGTTACAGAAACAGATCCAGCTAAGCCAACAGCTTCTGGTGAACCATAAGCATATCCAACCATTCCACGAGTTTGTGAAAGATCGCCACCACGAGCATCAACAAGATCAACACCGTCGATTACTCCAGAACCAACCTTGTTAGTACCGTAGATAGAAGCGTTTTTAAGATTACCAAAACGAGAATCTTGAGTATCAGAACCATTCAATGATGGTGAGTATACAAAGTCAAGAAAGAAGATTAAACCAGATGGCAAAGACATCGGTTGAACACTTACAAGATCGTTTGCGATAAGTCCGGCGAATACACGACGAACGATTGGGAAAGCAACAGCAGCAAAACCTGCAACATCACCTGCTCCCATTGAAGAACTTTCTTTCAAAAGTTGCTTAGCTTGGTTCTCTAAAAGAACAGCCATATTTTGTGCTTTAGCACCGTCCAAACCTTCCAAAAGTCCAGTTTGAGTCCATTTATTTAACAGAGCGGCGCCTTCGGTTTCCATATTACGGTTAACCATGCCCTCTGTGAGTGTTTCGATAATTGACATTTTAAAATCTCCTTAAAATTATTTTATGCCGGCAAGTCTCTGCATCTTCTCTTTGAGAGATGGTTCAGAATTCTTGCTTTCTTTAATGTTTTGTCTCGAATTTAGCATAGAACTTAAGTTCGATCTTCGATTGACAGACTCGCTAAGTGATTGTGGGCCTCTTGTGCTGTTAGGCGTCGACCCCACTGTAGCTTTGAGTGTCTCGTGAAGTCTTTTAGCTTCTTTCGGAGACTCCGCATTGGAGATGGCTTCGACAATTTTTGACTTTTGTCGCTCATTCAGGGAGGCATCGCTCAGTGTGCGGTTTTGATATAAAAACTTTGCGTTGGACAATAAAGATTCCTCAAGATAGGATTCTAGCTTGGTAAGGACGCTTTCCAGTTGTGTTCTTTGTTGCGTCAGACTCTTTACTGTCTCGTGTAATTCGTTAACTTTGCCCATGAGCTCTTCCTTTTCTTCGTCAGTGCTTTCTTCTTCGGGCTCTTCTTCATAGAGAACATCAGCCATTTCGCCGTTGAACTCTTCTCTGCTTCGATTGTTTCTCCATTTTCCTAGAGAATCGGTTTGTGGATTATAATCGATCTCCATGTCTTCCTCGAGCATACTAAGGACTTCTTGAAGGTCTAATTCATCACCTTCTCCAGCATCATCTTCAAGGCCTCCGAGAAGGTCGTCTAAACCGTCTCCACCTTCTTCAGCGGGTGTTTCCCCTCCCAAGTCTCCAAGATCGCTTGTGGGCTCTTCTAGAGCTCCTGAGGCTGCCATCTCTTCATCTTCGGGAACTGAGAAGTCGCCAAGATCCAAATCGACCATGCCGTTTTCGTCTTCTGGTAAGTTATCAACCATTGCAGTTAATTTTGTGGAAATATCATCAAAGCGTGAATCCCAAGAAGGTGGAGCATCGAATGAAGATTCAGCAGGAGCAGCACCCATGCCATCGCCTTCTTCTTCTTGCATTAATTCTTCTTCAGCTTCTGCTACAATAGATTGTGCTCTTTGCGGAGCGTCATCCATCTCAAGCATTTGGTCTACTGCTTCTTTGATTTGTCGTGAGTACTTGTCTAAAACAGACTGCTCAGCATTCTTAATTGCTTGTTCTCTAAGGGCAGCCGCATCTGCTATTGCTTGTTCTAACATATTAGACATTAAATAATCTCCTAAAAATATAATTTCTTCAATAAATAGTATTTAGATTAATAAAAGGAAGGTTTCTTGCTTATCCTGGATAATTTCCAAGGACGAACCACTGGTCGGATCCGCATACAATTGTCAAAGATGATTTGTTTCCGTTCATTAGTTTGTCGCCGGCGCCGTCAATATTCTCTGATCCATTGGGTTTGATCTCGATATTGTTTGACGAAGCGTTGCCTGTTGCGTCTTTTATTATTAATACTCGCCCTGCATGATTTGCCTTTGCTGGGAGTTCAATTCTTCGCGGAGAGCCAGTGCCCTCTACTAAAATTACATAGTCACCTTCGGCCACTGCGTATGGGAAGCTGGAGGCTACTGTGGCCGATACTCTCTGTGCTGAAGCTTGAAGAGTTGTGCCGTTCAGCATCACGTTTCCGTCAAATACCGCGTTGTTGTTTCCGTCCAATGTACCCGAGACATAAAATGAAATGCTCGAGTCTAGGTTAGTTGATGATGTTGAACCATCTGTCAAGCCTTTTTCAAACCTTGCTGTTCCGTCGTCCATAATTCTAAAAGGAAAAGTAGCGTCACCAGAGTTCTGAGATGAGTTTATGTAAAAGTCCGCTCCCCTACCTGGAGCTATGAACAAATGCTCGGCCGCTTGGTATGCTAGCCTTGCGTTATATGAAGCTCCATCGCTAGCGTTCTTGAAAGAAATAAAATTTAATTCGCTCTCGCCCTTTTTAAACGTTAAGCCGGCATTATTTCCGGGAGTGATCTCGACAGCTCCTGAGACTCTGAGACTAGTGTCGGCAGCGGTGTCCGGAATATAAACACCATCGTTGTCGATATGAAGTCTCGTTGATCCACTGGTTTGTAGTTGTATTAAGTCTTCGCCAAAGTCTATCAAGGTATCTCTTTGAGCGTCATCAGCTGCTTTGAGGTCTCCAATTACTTGAGGCCCTTTAGAATAGTTGTATCCCATAATTAAATCTCCGTTTTTATAAATAGAAAAGGGGCCAAGCTTTCGCCCGACCCCTCCAAGAAAAATCTTGTAGAACTCTAATCAGAAATTAGAATACTCTCCATGCATTAGAAGCTACATATACCAATTCAACAGCAGCAAACGGAGATTCAAGACGAATTGAATCAGCGCCATCAATTGTCTGTGAACCAGCTTTGAGGATCGTGATGAAGCGTTCGAAAGAACAGTCAGAAGGAGCCTTAACTTTAACTGATTGTCCTACAGAAGGAGAAGCAGGAAGAGTTACAACATCTTCACCGTCAGCAGTCATGTCAGAGAAGTAGTTAACTCCAACAACAAGAGTGCCAGCAGCTGCAACATTCTGAACATCAGCTGAAATGTTAGTGCCAATGAAAGTACTAAGAACGGACATATCCATTCTCTTAAGGACTCCAGCGTCTGATACTATAAGCTCATCTGTAGAAGCCAAACCACTTGCTAACTCAGTTTGTCCTGAGATAATGTTGGCGTTTAACATGCCTGCTTCAACAGCAGTAGCAGCAATTGTAACCGCACCAGCGTTACTCATGGTAACGTCACCAGACAAAGCAACAGCAACTGGACGATTTGAACCATTACCAACATACAAGTTAGTAGCAGCCAAGTTAACCATCTTATCAGCAGTAACACCACCGTCCTTCAAGCGAAGAGCGTCAGAGTTAATCTCGATACCAGTGCCATCGACACCAACAGAAAGAACACCAGAAGAAGCAGCAAGTCCAGCACCAGCAACACCATCTTGAACTTTTACAGCACCAGCAGCAGAAAGAACTTCAGCACCATTGATCTTTAAAAGCTTGTTGCTAGCAAGATCCATATCGATACTTGATTTCCAAGCAGTACTTGCATGGTTGTATGCGAAAGTAAAATCATCACCAGAAGTAGCAAGAGTAATACCCCCACCATTAACAGCAGATGCAGCTGCAGCACCATCAGCTAACTGAAGGTTTAAGTCATCGATTTGGACTGTTGTAGAATTAATTGTTGTGGTTGTACCATTAACAGTTAAACCGCCTTCAATGATGACATCACCGTCAGCATCAATTGACATTCTTTCAGCACCATTGGTTTTGAACTTAATCATATTATCAGTAGCAAAGTCAACTACGTTGTCAGCATCTCTACCAATAGTCAAGGCAGCATTCAATACTGATGTAATAGTTGTTTGAGCAGGTGTTACCTTAACACCATTAGCTTCAGCAGTAATACCGTCTCCACCAGCAACAGAAAGAACGCCATCAGAAGCTCCGATACCATTTCCGGATGCCAATTCTGTTGCAACGTCGTTGTTAATCATTGCATCAGTAATTTTGGTAGCACCGATAGAAAGTACGCCAGCATTTAAAGTAGCATCACCACTCATAGTAACATAAGATATGTCGGTCCCATCAGATTGAAGAAACGAATGCGCATCACCTTTTGCCAAACGAGCAGAAGCAGCAGAAGCGTTACCATAAACGATAGATCCACGAGTAATACCGTCAAGCAAGTTTAACTCAGCAGCAGTTGCAGTTAAATCAGCTAACTTCTGGATATCAGCAGCACTCAAGTCGTCGTTATCTAAATAGTTGATCTCAGCAGCAGTAGCCGTTACTGCAGCAAGTTTAGTAAAGTCACCCTGAACCAAACCAGCAACACCGTCAAGCAAGTTAAGCTCAGCAGCAGTAGCCGTTACTGCAGCACTTCCGAGTACGAATTGTCCTTCTGCAACGATAAGATCAAGATCAGCAGCGATAGTAACGCTGTTTGTAGCGTCAAGTGTGATCATGTCAAGATCACCGATCGCACCGATCGCACCATCGTCAGCGATTTTTAAAGAACTGAATTCACCGGAGCCTTGTGCTTCCAGGTTTCCTTCTTGTACAAGAGACCCGCTCAAACGAGCTGCCCCTAATTGAAATTTATAAGCCATATTATTATCCTCCAAGATAATTAATTATAATATTTATATTAAAAAAGGAACCAAAGAGTTGAACTCTTCGATTCACACTAAATAGTTTGGAACTTGACTACAAAGACTTAGTATATGAAGAATTTATCTGTTCCATTTGAATAAATATTAACTGCAGCATACGGAGATTCTAAGATAATTGAAGTATTTCCGTCAAGTGTTTGAGATCCAGAAGCTAGTATCGTAATATTGTTAGTGTGCGCTGTTCCACTTTCGTCTTTAATCACAAAATATTGACCAGCAGAATAATTTGCTGCGGATGGTAATCTAATGTCTATCGCAGCGGCAGCGTTGACCCCTAAAATCCTCGATGACACCGAAGCTGTCGAGGTTGTAGTTATAGCCGTCCTTCCATAATCTATACCTTCGTTGATTGTGACAGTTACGTCGTTTCCAGAATTACTTGCAACAACGGTGGCTCCAACAAAATTAAAGCTCGTAGCAGTTGTTGTTATATTCGATCCTTCATCTTTTACTATGATATCATTACCAGCAGCTGCTGAGATTGACGTCAGTTTTTCATCTAAATACTTACCGGTATATAAGTAAGCGGATGCTGTCACAGGAGCAGCAGATGCAGAGTCTTGAATGAAGAGTATTCCAGAGTAATAATCGAATTGCCAATCAATGGAATCTGTAGAAGATATTTTGTTTGCTGGGTCAGATGGGTCTCCAGTGAATATCTCAACATAATATCTGTTGTTTCCGGATGCACCAGGAAGACCAGCGTCAGTGGCGAATGGAGGAATTAATTGTAGCCCACCTTTCGACAGATAGACTCTCTTGCCATTTACGTAATTACCAGAGCCCTTATTGGGATTCGAACTGGTTGTTTCGTAGTTTGCAGGAAGTTTGAGATAGTAAGCGTGATTCGTAGCGTTTTGGCCGCTTTCACCTCCGTCTTCTGCAGATGCATCACCATCATAGTATCCGTCTCCAACTGCTACGAGGTCAAAATATACTCGCTCAACTGTAGCTGGCAGTCCAGCTGAAGCTGAAAAGAGTGTAAAATATTCAGTTCCGGGTTCTCTCGGGATACTCTCTGCAAATACACCACCGCCCGGAACAGAGACGTTCGACGGATAAGCTTCTTGAGCATCTGTAAGCGATGGTCTTGTTTGTGTTTTCCCAAGCAGCTTCTTTGCGGCGAACTGGGTTGATGTGACGTTAGTTTTTGCCATTAGTAAGCCACCTGTATTCTAGATATGTATCCGGTCCAATCTTTGTGTGCTGTGATTTTGACGACATAATATTGATTTTGCTTTATTCTCCGAGTTCCCAAAGTAAGAGACAGAGCCAAGCCATTCGTGTCGATACTTACATCTTCTCCACTAGAAGCTCCAGATCTGATACCTGCTCCGTCATTATTAGGTTGATTACCTGAATCAAATATTTTCCCCAAATCGGCCCAACCGGTTGATTGGTCGTCCGCACCAGGAAAGTTTGGATCGTAAGAGATTTTCAGCTCAACGTTGCAGTTTTTGTTTGCACCTAACGCAGCATAGTACGGGTCGTTTGATGGAGCGATTGATCTCAGCGTTGCATCACCATAGAGTGTAGCAGTAAAACTAGCAACCGTTGATGCACCTGTGTATCTGAATATCCTGTAGTAACTTCTTACGTCGTCTGTTAGAGATGAATAATTTGGATTACCAGCTGGGGCTTCTAGTGATCCGCCGTTTGTGGCATTCCTAGTGTCTCCGTCGTCTCCAATCTTTAATGGTGACAATAGGTATCCATTTGCTGTTACCATTCCGTCTCCATGTGCATTAGCTGCATTCATGTGAGTTTCTGAATTCCATGTGTTTGATTCTGATGTAAGGTCTGCTTGGTTAGCATAGTTGCCCGATACAATTCTGTGAGTCTCTAAGCCGAAGTATTCATTGTTGGACAGAGTTGTGCTCCCAATTGATCCGGAATAGAACATAAATGTTGAACTGCTCCTAGTGCTTGTGTCTCTGTCTGATTTGAAATTAGCAACATGTTTTATTCTACCTTCAATTGAAGCCGCTCTGGTATTAAATAAACCTAAGTCACTCATGATTGAAGTTCCGCCGCTATACAGAACATTGCCGGTGACTTCAATCGATGTAAGCTCGCAATCTGCTGTGTTGTTTAATGGTGGCATTGAGGCTTGTGAGACACCGGAGTTGAAAGTTGTTATTCCCGATCCGGTAATTCTTGTATTGTTGATGGAGCAATTGGTGGTAGTTGGGAAAGAAACTCCGTCTGAACCACTGTAATATACATTGGAGTAAAAGTTAGATCCCGTGAAAGCAAAAGAAGCGGTTGGAACTGAATCCGTAGTAAAGTAAGCTATTCCGGATGAATAATAATAGTCATCTGAATCTCCACTAAATCGTGCAAGAGTTCCAGTTGAGACAGCAGTGTCATCTGTAGAGCCGGAAGGATCAACAACCCATTGGACATAATTTGTTTGTGTATCCGATGCTCCAATTCTATGTAAAACTCTCGCATAGTTCCATCCGGATCTCTGCTGAGCAGTTCCAACACTATATGTACCAGTTCTATATGGTTTGGTGTAATCTGGGATATTGTCGGTTGATGTTGAGAATCCAACTGCTCCAACACTAAACCCAGTATTTGATGATAGATTGTTTATAGAGTTCAAGTTGACCAAACTGAGAGTGCTTGCTGTTGCGTCATTGACGATCAACAAAAGTGAGCCAGTGTAAGCATTGAGAAAGCTATTTGCTGGGTAGTTATTGCCGTTTCCTGCTACGTCTTGATTCAAAACACCTGTCATTACCTCCGATGCTTTAAAGACGCCTCTGTTGGTATCCTCGTTGTCCGTGTAGAGTCCGTTTGAATTCACAGCTGACATTGATCCAACACCACCAGCAACATTAGTATAGCCTACCACACCGTTTGAAGTACCAAAAGATAACTTAGCGGTCTCTCCGGCTGTGTCTGACAGGTCAATATCGTCTAGGGCAGGGGCGGCAGTTGGTGCTGAGGCATCGTCAGATGCTCCTAGTTGAAATGTAAGTGTGTTGATAAACCCAGTCCAAGACTCGTCGGCTTGGATTCTTACAACGACATATTCATTGTTAGCAACTGGTTGAGTTCCAAAGGTAATACAATGTACTGCGTCGCCTGTATCGGTTTCTAAAGTGTTTGAGTTATCAGTAGCGCCATTGATTAAGGCGCCATCGTCATCTGCAGTATTTCCGTAAGTGAAGATTTCCGATATGTCCATAAAGCCAGTAGCTCCAGGAACTTTTATGGAAAACTTTACATTGTTAGTGGTTAGCGTCTCGTCATCAAATCTAGTAGCTTTCGTGGTAGAAATCTTCAAGTCTCTAATTGTTGCTCCGCTAGTGTTTTGTATTTTTCTAAAGAAAGTTCTGGTACCAGAAACGCCTGAGTAGTTCGGGTTTGCTGCTGGACCATTAGCTAGAGTGTTAAAGTTTCCGCCGTTTGCTCCCTGTTTAGGAGAATATAATCTACCATTATACATTAGCAAGCCATCTCTGTGGCTAGATGGTCCTGCCTCGAGCATATGGTTTTGCGAGTTCCAAACAGAATCTCCGGAGGTGACGTCGCTTTGGGAAGAATAGGCATGGCTTGTTATTCTGAAGTTCTCGAGATCAAAGTTCTCTGTTAAATTGTTGTTTGCCGTGTCAACATTGTAGATCAATATGCCACTAGTCGCAACAGATCCAGTCGAAGCTAGGTTTGTCTTGAGAGGGTGATCTAGATTGATTGAGATTGTGGTTGAGTCATTCAGCATAGTGTTGTCCACTGTTGCTGTTGACCCAGTTATCTTTAGTATTTTATTGTAAAGATCTGTCCCATCAGTTGCCGGCATTGATTGTGCTGCTATTGCTGATACGTCATTCGTGTCAACGTTGAACGTTAAGACGCTACCGGTAGGGTAAGTAAATTTATAAGCATTGTTGACTTCTGAGTTGTATACAAGCGTTGATGATCTAAAGTATTGAACTCCAGATAGATATTTTGATCCACCACCAGTAAAAGTTACTCTAGGATTAGTGACCGTCATTGTTTGACTTGAGGCGTCTGTATCGTTAAACCATTGGATAAAATTGGTAGTATATGTTGTTGCGCCATAAACATGATCAACTTTCACATAATTCCATCCTTTGTTTTGATCCGCAGGGTCGACAACAAACTTTGCTGTTCTGTGCTTGAATATGTCGTATGTTGATCCATTTTGGTCTGTGGCTGAAGCGGCCGTTGATATATCAAAAAAACCAGACCCATTGCTATTTAAACTTGATGCCGATCCAGTGTTCGGATTACCAGCACCAGTGAAACCATTTAAGTTTAATGTGTGAAGTACAGAGTTGTTCAAGTATAATTTTAATGACCCGCTCTCCGCGTTTCCAAAGGAGTCTGTAGAATAATTAACTTCTGTGCTTTTTAGTTGTTCCACTACTTGGTGGTTTATGACTCCGGTGACCTCTTGTGTACCGTTGTATGCTCCAAGTCGAAAGTCTTCTCCGCTAGTTGCGACAGTATATTGGCTGTTTAATCCAGGAGGAGATTGGAATTGACCTTTTTGGCCAACATCAGTATATCCAGTTGGAGCTTGATCGCCTGTCTCGAAAGATAGTTTTGTGGCTATACCGGAAGGGTTAGTATAATTAATTTGATCTACTGACGGGGATGGTCCCGGAACGATGATTTTTAATATTTCATTAAATTTATCAATAGCGGTTCCAATTGTGGTCGTGGTGAGAAAGTCGCTAAATAAACCATCAGCATAAGTTCCGTCTTCGGCTGCACCAATTGTACCACCAGTTCCATTGCCGGCAGCTGAGGTTAGAACTAATTGATAATTAGAATCCAAAGCTAAATAGCTGGATGTGTTTGGTGGAGTACCTGCTTGAAGCCCCTGTATTCTTATTGGGTTACTGGTACCAGAGATGTCTAGACTACCAGTAAAAACATGAGTATCATCTACTGTGTCTCCAAACTTAGTTGAACCGGTAGCACTTAAGTTGATTACGCTCTTGTTTGTAACGTTGATGTTAAATTCATTTGTATTAATGGCGCCTGATACATTGAGCGTACCTGTCAAGTTAAGTTCGGACGTAGAACCAGATACAAATACTAAATCACCAGATCCAGCGAATTTATTGTTTCCATCGTTGTATTGTATTGAGCCACTTGGAGGCGCGGAGCCGGTTAATAGGTTCCCCTTTACAAATGCCCAGCCGAAATCAGCCATTTAGACCTCCTTCAGATTGAGTTGACACCGAGATAGATATCTAGTGTTCCGCCCGTTCGAGTATGACTAAATGTCCTTGCGCGGACATATATTCTCTCGACACCTTCTATTGGAATTGCTAATCTGATTTTAGCATCATGAGCAGCTGCTATATTGTTGTATTCTGGATATATTAGTGTGTCGCCGGCATTAGCTCTCTCAGTATGAGTGAGTATTGTCCACAAACCTCCCAAAGAAGCGTTGTAACCCCATATTTCTATATTGGAGACATCAAGATCTCCACCACTGCGTATCAATCCATTGTTATGAATTAATACATGTAGCATTCTTTGTGTATTAAAATTTTTAAATCCAGCTGTTGCACCAGAGGGAGCTAAGTTATCTTCAGTCAATTGTAAGGCAGGAGTTGTTCCACCGGGAACCGCAAGGTTGACCACGTTTCTGGTTCTTGCACCAGTTGTATATTTTAATGACATATTAAACCTCTCTTATTTCACAAGTAATTAGTTACTCTTTGTTATTGTTTCTTTTTGCTTTTCGTTTCGCAATTCTTTTCTTTTCAGATTTTGAAATGAACTGCTTTCTGTCTCGGGCTTCTTGGATGATTCCAAGCTTTTTACATTTCTTTAAAAATCTTTTAATAAAACGTTCGGGGTTCTCGTTCTTGCGAGCCCTTTCGGAATAATTTGTTGCCATTTTGTTATCCTTTAGCTAATTTAGACCAGAGCCTAGTATCTACACCCAATGCGCCCAAGTTAACTCCTGGGTCGTTCGGTGCTATACCGTCTAGTGGTTTGGATCCGCGTGGAGAATGAGCGGAAGATCTTCTTTCTTGAAGTGGTTGAGTTCCTTCAAATAAATCAACACCGTTGTAAGAATCTCTACCAATTGAGTCGAGCATTTTTCTTCGCTCCTCTTTGGCTGCTCTTTCACGAGCTTCGTAGTCTACTTGTGGTTGTTGATATGTTGGCTGTCTAGACTCCACTAAAGGAGCAGACGTACCCTTCATTACCTCAGATATAATACTTGAAAGAATACCTTCTTCGAATATTACTTCTTTGATACACTCTTTTATCATTGGTCTCAAGGTCTTTTTTAGTTGATCTTTATTCATTTAATCTCCAAGAATCTTCTTAAATAGGTCATCAATATTGTTTTCTCTCTGTTCTCTCAATCTCATATTGAAAGCGTTTGAAGTCTTTGGCTTGCCTTCACCCGGATAAACATATGCTTCTGGGGTTGATGGCTCTGAAACTATGTCAAAGCAGATGAGTTGGAAGTCTTCCTCTACTATGGTCTCGCCCATAGATTCTTTGACCGAACCAAGTCCTCGAGATGAAATTCCAAGCTTTACACCAGCATTAATGAGATCCTTTAGGATTCTACCGCTAGGAGTATCTAGGACCTTGATCTTGCCCATTACGTCCTTACCTTCCCACCAACAGTCGGTGACCATGTGAGAAACGTTTTTAAGGTTAATTACGGAGTCGTCAGGGTGATCTAATTCACCTGTCGCTCTGTTATCTTTTACTATTCTCATGTAATTGTCCATCTCTCTTTTGAGGACCTTATGAGGATACTTGCGGCCATTGCCGTTTTTCTTGTCTGCTGTTTGGATCCGACCAGTCAAATATACTGCTCCGTCTTGAACAACTTCTTTTTTCTCTCTCTCTGTCAAGAGATCGAGACATCTTCCATCGGGACACAATGCGTGGAACTCTCTTAATAATTTTTTACTCATTCTTTTCTCCAAAATAAAAAGGTGGGCAGAGCAAAGCTCCACCCTTAGCGGGCGTTACCCGCTCGAGCTAGGATCCGCTGCAGCAGCGACGGACGGGTTGTAAAACCCAGCGCTTAATCATCGACATAATCACCTCCTGATCTCGACGATAGCCTTAGTCCAAAATCATCGACTAAGACCGAAATTAAATAAGATGTTCCAGCTGATATGCAACCGAGAACAAAAGCATTCCCGAAAGAACACTCGTAAGTAAATAGTTCGGTATATTGAGAAAGGAGCATTAAAACCCAACCTACGTGAAAACCAATGCACAATGGACAGTTCCACAGCGTGTTCCACTTCTTTGTGTAGTCCTTCTTGGGCCTGATGTCTTCAAAGATTTTACCGTAGACTATCATAAATGTCATACCGTAAGCTGCGAGAATAAAATTTAAAAGTTCCAAGTAGGCCTCTTGTTGTTAATCATCGTATTCGTTTGTGAAGCTAGTAAAAGCGGCTTGATCTAAAAACTTATTGAACTCTTTCTCGCTCATAAAGCCAGAGTCGAGAACTTCGCTTAAGAATTCCATATGGTTTGCCTCATACATCGTCATTGACTCTTCATAGATTTGTGGGTTCTTGTGGTCAAAACTAAAGTCGGTAGCATTTTGTTCATCATCGACCAATACATCACAGTCATCGTCTGGATCAGGTGTTACACTGTCGTAGTCAAAAGTATTGTTACCAGCAGGAGTTGTTACCTTGTCGAATGTTTGAGTGTTCTTCTCGAATGAATCCCACTTGATAACGGCGTCTTTTTTCGAGCCCGTGTCTTTATCCGATGTAAGACCGGCATTGTCATTCTTTGCTACGTAAAATGCAAACCCATAAAGGAGGGCTCCGTAGCCAACGTTTCTGTACTTCTCCGCTGTGTGAATGGCTTCCACGTGCCAAGATGGATTCTTCCCATCTGCCGTCAGGCATGGTCCACTACTTTTAAGACTTGAAATGTTTATTTGTCCTATTATTTCTAGTCTGAGAATTCTGTTGGACGCTTTTGTACCAGGTCCTGGTGTATAGAGTGTAAACTCCGCATCACTCTTGGGACTGATCTCTGCTCTCAAGCAGACGACTTCATCACCTAAGCGAATGCCTCTCTTCTTTTCTTCATGAAGAAAGCGACGCCAGCTTTCCATTATAAGCTTTTGATTCATGTTATTTTCCCTTTAGCTATTAGCGTATGCGTCTCTGAATTCACTATTAGAAATTCTTTTCATGGCATCTTCGAAGTCGCCGACATCTACAAATTTACTTTTCATGAAGTTGGCTATTACTTTGTGTTGTGATCCATATCTGTCGTATAGGTTTCCGCCTACAGCGTTTGATTTCTTTTCAAAACTATGCTCAGTAGCTGAAGGGTCTCTTTTTGGCTTACTACAATCGTCATTTGGATCTGAAGTGGATTCATCGTAGTCAAAAGTATCGTTGCCTTTGCTCGTCGTCTTCTTTTCGTAGCTTGAACTTTTTTCAATCTTCTTCCATGCTCCACCAGCCTTGGGTCTCGTTCCATACTGATGGTCCGATGTCAGCCCAGCGCCTTCCTCAGAAGCCATGTAAAAAGCTATATCCATTAGTTGCTTTTGAAGTCCGTTACCCCTATAAGCATCAGCGACATAGATTGCTGCAATTTGATACGTGTCTGCTATACATGGCTCTTTTGATATTATAGTGGAAATTACCAGGTCTATGCTTCCAATCATCTCTATCTCTGTATAGTGATCTCCGTTTTTCATTTCATCGCGTGAAAGCTTTCTAATGCCTCTTGGGTTGTACAAGATTATTTTTTTTCTGCGTCCCTTTTGGTCTAACGCAATCATACATGTTTGTGCTGGGTTAAAGTCGCTAGTTTCTTTCTTGCTATCCATTCCTAAGAACTTTCTCCACCCTTCCATTATAAGTTTGTGATTCATTAGTATGAATATCTCCCGTATAGATAAGGAGCGAACAATGTTGATTTGTTAATCGATCCCTTCTCTTCTGCTTGAGGTACTTCTCCGAGCTCGGTGGAATACTCACCGTCAGGCTCTAGTAGGTGTTCGTCTTCCATTTCATCATAGCCGGTTCTGCCTGCAATCATTGGCTGTTCTGTCTCCATCCATTCTGAGATTTTCATCAGAGCTATTTCCACTGACTTTTCTCCTTCTTGAATTTGACCCTCTAATGATCCATAAATATTTCCACCTTGTATCGAGTCTATCTCTAGCACACCAGTTTTTCTGAGGTACTCAAGTAGTCTAGATTCTGCGCCGTAAACTAAATCTGACAAAGTATCTTTTGCAAATGCAACTATCTTTTTGTCTTTTGGTTTCACAACTATATCAATGTCTTTGTGGTCCATGATCATTAGGTCGCCGTTGATTGCTGATCTTAAGTTCAGCTTCCCTTCGATATTGTCTTTTTCGACAACTTCAATTTTTACACCTTTTGGTTCTGGTGGTAACTGCTCTGCTCCTTCATCGGAAATAGTAATATTAATTGACATTGCGCTTTACCTCCGCTAAAAGATCCTGTATATAAAACACTTCTTCTACAATTTGCGAATTTAAAGGAGTTTTGGCATAACTATGAAGCTTGGCCTTAACTTTTTCAAAATTTTCTTTTAAGGCAACACTGTCCGTCTCTACTATTTCGGTAGCCACAGCTTCTTTGAGTCTTCCAATCTCGTCATTTAGATAGGACTTTAAGCCTAAACCATTGTCCGCGAAGGAAACAATGAAGTTACTTAATAATTCTTTTTGTTCTCGGAGCAATGAGTTCTCGTAAGTGTCATTAAATCTTTTGACAAACATTTTGAACTCAAGCTGATCAACCGGTTTCATTTCTGTCTGGTTTTGCTCTTTTCTGGTAAGAAAATTTACCATTTTAGATTCTAACATGATTCTTTTTTTCGCGTTGAGGTTGTCGTTTTGAAAAAACAAACCAAGGGTTGCCAAGTCTTTGTAGTTGGGAACAAAATTCGCAAAGGCTTCACCGCCAAGAGCTTTGTTGATCTTGTTGATCAGAGTTGTCTGCTCATTGAAGATTTCTTTTCTATCAAGCTTTGTAAAATCAACCTTACTTTCTAAAAGCAGCCGTCGGGAAAAGTCTTCGCTGACATCCTTAGTCTCCATAAGACTACGATAAATGTCAAGTTCTTGCTTGAGAGACTTTCCTTTTGAGAAGAATTCTCTTAAAAGTCCCTTGACTTTTGTTTGCTTGGATTTATTCTCTTGAACAATTGCTTTTGTCAATTCACGAATTAGACATTCGTAAAGAAAAGCGGTATTTCTTTTCTTATTATGTTTCATGTTTGTTTCCTTGTTTTATACTGTGTCGTTAATTAGTTGCGTTATTTGGCTCCAAACATTTTGGGGCATATCATTTAAGGATGGGTTGATCTCATCAATATAGGCTTTGAGTGCTTGGTCGGCATGCATAAAGTCTGAATACTTCATATTCATTCCATGTGCTTTAGAGATCCAATAATCCCGGCCGCCTTGTCTCTGAAAGTCCATATAGATTTCAGTAGGAGAAAACATGCCTTCACTTAGTCTATCAAATTCTTCTTTGATAATTCTTTTAAGTGTTTCTTTGTTAAGCTTCATTTACGGATCCTAGAGTTTGATGTGTTGTGGTACATGCGTCCTGCACGGCTTGCGGTCTCTGGTGTATCATAGTATCTGTCTTCTATTTTCTGACGGGCGTCGTACTCATGGTTAACTGTCGCATCGTAGAAATCTTTGGTATCTTGATCTGTTGCATCCTCATAATCAGGGAAGGAATCAACAACATCTCTTTGTTGGTGGGCCATTGATGTGATTCCTTGATATTCTATATTCAAAAGTGCATCGACATATTCTGGGTTTCCACCTAAGCCATCTACCAATGATCTGGCTTGGTTGATATAATCTTCTTTCCCAGAGTTGATAAGGTCATCAATTTTTAATTGTTGATCAGGAGTTATATTGCCTCCGATTTGGGGTTTTGTCATCGTCTCATTCATGACTGCTTCGAGTTCTTCTTTAATGATTCGTTTAAGTGTTTCTTTGTTAAGTTTCATCTGGGTTTTCCTTTTTGTTGAGTGACTCGAGTAGAGTCTTTATTGATGCGTCAATGCTAAATAGTTTCGCTTCTTCATTTTCGTTCTCTTCATAGATTCCTCTTGCCAAAGAATCCATTCCACCAAAGCCAACTTTGCCCGGAAAGGTTGTTCTTGCTGTTGAGCCACGAACTTCTCCGCTAAATGCTTGGTTCTTCATTTGTTTCGAGAATCCACCTTTGCGATAAGAAATTTTATGCTTCTTGTATGGGCCTCTCTTATTTGGCTTTGCGTCATCGTCACGTTTGGCGGGAGGCTCAGCTAGTAAGTCGCCCTCCTCTTCTCCGCCTGTGTCACCACCTAAGTCGTCATCACCTAGATCTCCACCTAGATCATCACCACCCAAGTCGCTACCTAAGTCGTCACCACCTAGGTCCATGTCTCCACCAAGATCGCCACCCAAGTCTCCTCCACCTTCTTCTGCTGGTTGACCAGCAGCTTCAAGGCCTGCCATGAATTTCTTGTCGGTAAACATTTCTCTTTGCATTCTCAAGTATTCGTCTTGAGACAATCCGAGTAGATTTTCAGAAACCCAACGTCGAGAGAAATAACCCTCTGTTGCAGCTCCAGCGATATCAAACTTTGTCTTCCAGTGTTCAAGCTCTTGCATCTCAGCAATCTTCGATGGATTGTTAAGGCTGAGTTTAAAGTTTAATAAGTCGTCTCCACGATAACCAAGTGTATACAAGTGGATGATTCCAATCTTCTCTAGCTCGGTGATTAGCACTCTCTGAAGTCGTTGGATTGTTCTTGCGAATCGGATATCCTTCTGTGCGAGGGTTGTCTTGTCTTCGGTACCACCTTCTCCCATAGAGAGATAAGATTGAGGAACTTTTAATGCTGAGAATAGTTTATCTCGGAGATACTTCACGTCTTCGATCTGTGCTGTAAATTGCCCACCAGGAAGGTTCACAATGTCTGTAGAGGACTGTCCACCTCTAATGGGGATAAAGTAGTCTTCTTCAATCGAGAGAGGGTTATAGCGTAAATCTACGCGTCCGGACTTTTCATCAACAACTTGATGTCGTTTCATTTGTGTCATAACTTTCTGCATGTATTGCTCAACATCTTGAGGTGCAATTCCACCAACGTCAATCTTGAACACACGTCGCTCTGGTGACCTTGTAATTCGATAGGCCATCATTGCGTCCTCGAGGAGCGTAAGCTGTCTCCAGATGCGTCTAGAGGGCTCTAAAACAGATGTTCCGTATGGAGCATGCTTGTCGTTTCCAAGTACACGAAAGTGAGCCATTTGCCAATTCTCTAAAGTAAGACCTGCGCTGTTCCACTGAAACTGAACGTAATTCGGATTTGTTGGGTCTTCTCCTTCAAGCCTTTCCACTTCTTGAGGTGGAAGTCCAATACAATTTTGCAACCCCTTCTCCTCATCGAGATCTAGATACAAAAACATGTCTCCGTACTTACACATAGTTCTTGCCCAACCAAAGAGGTTATGTTCAATGTTCATGATGTTATAGTAGAGAGCATGCAACATATACTTGATCTCATCATTCGGACATTTGATATGAAGCATCGGATTCAATGCCGAGTGTGTTGTCATCTCATCTGCGTAAATATCTAGTGAGGATGCAATCTCTGGTGTAAATTCCATTTGGTCAAAGTCAACATATCGTTCCGAACGGTTTCTGTTCGAGATCATGTTGAGAGCCATGATGTTCATAGGGTTATATTCAGTCTTTTTGAACTGCTGACCCGATGCGGTTTGGAATCTCTTAGCGTATTTGTCTAAGTGTCGGCGTCGTAATTGTCTCCCAGACTGTGTTCTTCGCTGGGTTATTGGACCAGAGAACATCTTAGTTAACGTCTTAAAGAGTTCATTTTGATTATTATTAGGGTTTCTATTATTACGGGCCATTTTCTATCCTTTGTATATCCAGAAAAATTCTTTTGTTTTCTTTATTTCCTCCTCGTGTTTTTCATTGAACGTTTCTTTGTAGAAGTCTTGGCCTTTTATTTGAGTGTTCATGGTTGTGGTAGATTTCATTAACCCACCAATCATCGCCTTTTTGTATGCCATGTCTTTTTCATTTTCCGTTAGAGCAGTATCTCGAACCCAACAGGCAATTGCAAGAGACATTACTAGGTCATCATTATAAGATCGCATAGCTTGAGGTTTACCATTGTGCCAAATAAAAGTCTTCAGTTCGTTAAAAACACGAGAAGAGTGTATGTTAATTAGTTTGTTTCTAACGTACTCCTCTAATTTAGCTACAATTAATGGTCTTGTCTTTGTAGACGTAGTAAAACCTAGTATAGCTCTTTCGTCATACTCAGCCAAATAAGACTCGACATACTCGTGGGTTGACTTATAGGAGTAATAAATTTTAGAATATCCCAAGTCTTTAAGCTTCTCCAAGACAGCAATCCCAATTCCGTTATTTTCAACTACAAGCAAACAGGTTCCGTATTCTTTACCTGCTGATTGTAAAATCCCGGCATACATGTCTAGATCTGGCTTGCCTTGATATTCGGCCACCACCGTCATCGTATCCACTCTTATGACATGAAAGCAGGAAAAGTCACTTCCGTCTCCTCTCGCCACATCAGCAACAAGAAGATAGGGTAATCCTTCTTCGTATTTCTCCCAGATCCAGAAATTTCTGTCATACCCTGTTCTGTAAATTGGTTCAGACAGAGTCGCATGTATTCTCTGAAGATCCTCGGGATTAATAACTGTTTCACCGGAAGCATTAAATGAGCACTCGAGCTCTTGTGCTATCTGCCTCTTAGACATATTTCTAGTTTCTTTCTCGAACCATTCTTGATCTCTGTCAGGATGTACGTCCCACATGAGTTCGATATGATTAAAATCATTCCGAGCATCTTCAGCTTCGGTGTAGGTTTTATGAAACCAGTTTCCAACGCCGTTAGGGGTGCTTAGAGCGATACAGCGACCCCCTGTAGACAAAGTAGGGTAAAGACCCGTCCAAAGCTCTTCTAGACCGTCAACGAACGCTGCCTCGTCAATAATGAGAAGAGATAAAGCTTCTGATCGACCGGCGTCACCTGAAGTGGTTCCGGCTTTAACTTGAGACCCGTTTGTCAACTCAAATGATTGCTTGTTGTCTGTTTGGATCTTTGCGATGAGCATCCAGGATGGAAGGTTCTTGAAGATCATCTTGACCTTCTTTACGAGGTTCACTGCTGTAGATAGTTTTGTCGCGATTACGAGAACATTCTTTTCTCGATGAAACAACATAAACCAAGCAACATAAGCAGCCGAGATGGTTGAGATCCCGAGCTGCCTTGCTTTTAAAATTACGTTAAAGCGATAATCGTTAAAGCTCTTAAGCATGTCCTTTTGGTAGTCATAAGTCTTAAAAGGAATTTGCCCGTGCATTGGGTGAGAGATCTTGCAATAATTGTCAATAAAATATTGAGGATCTTTTCCGCACTTTACAAGCTCTTTAACGATTTCATTTTTGGTGAGTTTCATTCGGCCTCGACACTATATCTTATGGAACAGCGGTAGTTGTGTAAATTTTTCCTTCGTATCCCATTCTTTTCATTTGATCTTGTAATGCCATTGTTGGATAATTCTCTCCCTTAAAGGCAGGATGTCTATAAGCTAAATGTCTGAGAACTTTGGCTGACCAATCATAGTTCTTAGGGCCCCTTTCGAGCTGGTCAATTCCCCATTTCAAAGCTTCTTTTTGCTCATCATTGAAGTTGTATAGGACGCCCATGGACGCCTTTGGCATTGGAAAATCACCACCGGCAGTGTATCCCTCATCGACAACTTGTTCTAGTTCTTCTTTGATGAGTTGCTTTAATGTTTCTTTTGTGAGTTTCATTTCTGATTATCCTTTGGGTTAATTTTTTTATTTTAAGAGCGCTTTGCTTCCGCTGCGTACGCCTGTTGAATTGCTAAAAGATCTTTGTTTTCTACCGGTAGACGACTGGTCCTTCCGCTAAGATATTTTGAGAGAGTTAACCAGCCAGTCATTGGATCTCCAACATAATCGGGTGTGATTGGTGGGTTCTCAATTACTCCTGGTAAGAATAGAGAGTTGGCATTTGCATGAACGTATCCCATAGCATCAATACCGGACAAGTCTGCTTCGATATCATCCATTATCTGCTGAGCGTCAATCATACTAGAGTTTTTACCCATTTCAACACTTGTTCGAGTTTGTTCTAAATCGCGTAGGAACTTTCTCTTTCGGAATCCTAATTCTCTCTCATCAACCAATTCAAAATTATGAGGGCTTGGTCCTTGATTAAATCCTTTCATAGCAGGATTGGGTGCGCTTCTACCAAAGAACGTGTCTTTAATGGAATCTACAAAACCTTCTTGTTGAATAGCTTCCAACTCTTCTTTGATGATTTGCTTTAATGTTTCTTTTGTGAGCTTCATTTCTGATTGTCCGAAGCTTTAATTTTTTCATTTTGAGGTCGCTTTGCTTTCGCTGCTTTCAAAAATTTCTTTGTAATATCTCGAGTAGGATCTTCTGATGGTGCATTAATTTGATCCATCTTCAGTCCACCGATTTTATAGTGCTGATATGCTTGTACGAACGTTCTATATCTAGAAGTTGCTTGCACGAGGATATTCGGCTCACCTTTGGCCGTCAAAGAAACTGACTTGCCGGTAACTGCCTTGTACTCTTTCTGTAGAAATTTCTTAACTTCATTGATTGTTTTGACAATATCGTTCTCAAAACTGTTATCTTTAAGCTCTTTCATTCTGACGTCACTTTGATAGTTGATGATCATTGAGTCCGCATAGAACTTAACGGAGAACCCATCGATCACTCTCTTGTCTATAAGTGGGCAACCAGATTCTCTTTGTAAACCTACCTGCTTTGTTTGTCCATCGAGAGTAAATCTCTCGTCATGGGAACCGTCGTAAGCATTTGCAGCAGCTTGCGATAGTCCCTGTATAATTTCCAATGTTTCTTTGCTCATCTTATCCCCTCTGGTTTCTTTATTATCTCTGGATTCCAGTTGCCACCTGTTGCAGCATCACCGACTCTATCAAGTATAAATCCTAAAAGTATTGGAGCGGCTACTGCGGCGCCGACAACACCTGCAGTGGCAAGATCTGATCCATAGTGTGGTGCTAGGGCTGCAACCGCAGCTGCTCCACCAGATGTATACAGAACTTTCCATCCTGCTACAGAACCTACCATGGATCCAAGCATTGCCATTCCAGCAGACGGATCACTTGAAGATTCTCCCGGAACTTCCCTATAACCTTCGGGGGCTTCCATACCCTCGTTCGTTGAAGACATTTCTCGTTTCATTTGATCAATTGCTTGCATAAACTTAGGATCTTTTTCAAGTCTATCAAAAATTGCTTGCATTTTAGGCGTATCTTTTGTAGCTTTTGCCACCTGTAATGCTTTTTTAGCATCTTGTTGAGGCAAATCTAACTCGGGCGTCGCTTCTTCGTTCATAACAGCATCAAGTTCTTCTTTAATGATTCGTTTAAGTGTTTCTTTTGTAAGTTTCATTTGTTTGGTCTCCAACCTTTTTTCCATCTTTCTTCTCGACCCTCTATCCACTGGATGTAACATTTGTAGCAACAATCAAATTTTGTCATGTAAAGATCATCGACGGATTTGAATGAATAAGTGTTACAAGTGGGGCATGAACGCTCGGATTCTCTATTAAGTAGTTCTTCCGAGATTAAAACTCCACCAATTTCAACTCTTTCAGTTTCGGATTTGCCATGGCGATAGTTGCTTTTCAGCTCGGCTAGATATTCTTTTTCTTTGTCATCATCCCATTCTGACTTAGGATTTACTACGGCTTCTTTGCCGTATCTTTCTGCTATGGCTTTCTCAACCTTTACAGCGTAGTTTGGATCTTTGCTCATTAGTTCTCCGATATTTGATTAACAGCGTAGTAAGTCGCAAGAGACGAAGCGGTGCCAATTGTAAAGCCACCTAAGAACATCCACATGCCTCTTTGAGGACTCGAGTGCCTTTGCAACAAGTCAATCTCTTCGTCTTTAATAGCAATCAACTCTGTGTGTTTGAACTCTAGAGAGTCGTGTTTCGCACTGAGAGTGTCGTGATCATATTGAAGTGTTGACAACTGCGTCTTCCATTCAAGATCTTTTCTTATCTCACACTGTTGGACTGCTAGTTCAGAGTCAGCCAGCACAATAGCCACGGCCTCATCATTGAATAGTCTACCCTCGAAAGGCGCTCTGTCGCCTACATCGACCTTTGTAATCAATGGGTCGGCACTAGCCAAAGCCATAAGTAGAAAAAACATTAGATCTCCTTGATACCTAGTTCTTTAATCTTTTTGTCAATAGCGTTAGGGTCGTTGACCAATTCTCGTACGAGATTGTCTCTGTCTTCTTCCGCTTGTTTTAGTTTCCGCTCTGCGTCAGCATGGATGTTTATTATTTCTTTAACATGCTTGTCGGCAGCAGCCTTTGTTGCAGCGAGCTCTTTTTCATTAGCTTTGCTTACAACGTCAATTTCTTTTTCTTTTAATTCAACCTTTCTATCGGCCGCACTCTTGCCTTTACGGCCAAGCAGGAAAACCGCAACAACAGTTATACCTGCTGCTACGAATTCCCACTTATCTTTAAGCCAGTTGAGCATTAGCCTCTCCAAACTTTTGCGAAGTCAATCGCTGTTTGTCCGCCAATGTAAGTCATTGCAATCATGCCCCAAGTATCGGCATCAAGACCTGCGCCCCAATAAAGTAGCCCAGTAGCCACACCAAATACAAGCAGCTTGCGAGAAATAACCTTCTCCTGAACTGCATCGAATACTCCTTTGTCTTTTCTGTCAAGATAAAGAGCTCTCTGAATGTCATCTTTGTGCTCATCCAGAGTCTCTTTAATTTTGTCTTTGCAGTCAATGCCTGCAAGCTTTTCAGCCAATTCTTCTTTAAGTCCCATAATAGATCTCCTATTTTAGAACTAAATAGTCATTACAACTACAAATTGACCTGAGCATATCCATCAACTTTGTCTATTTCAATCGTTGTATCGACAACATCCTTAAGAGATTCGAGGTGGGTAATCAACAAAACAGTCTTGAATTGAGTCTTGATCATCTGCAACAATCTTGTGAAGCCTTCCATATGGTCAGCGTCCAATGCAGTTGCAGGTTCATCTAAGATAAACACTTGCGACTTTGGCAAAGAAGATACAGAAACTAGAGCTAGACGAACAGCCATGGAAGCAATTGTCTTCTCAGCACCAGACCCCATTGACAACGGTCGAGGATCATACTTTGGATGTTGTAAGTAAATTTCCAACTTACTTCCTTCATCAGCAAAGAATACTTTGAAGTCTACAATTGATGCCAAAATCTTTTGAATTTCACCATTGATTACAGGCAGCATTGACTTGATCACTTCATAAGAGATTCCGTTAGGATGAGTTGATTGTACGAAAATATCGTAAGCAATATAGTCTCTCTCTGCTTCTTTGATTTTCGTAATGTTTTCCTTACACTCCTCAATTGTCCTAGTAGCAGATCCTTTTTCTGACATGTACTCCAGAACCTTATCGTCACACTTCTTGATCTCTCCCTTCTTAATATCAACTGTTTTATTAATTGCTACCAAGTCGCGTCGAAGAGACACAAGATTTTCATATGCTTCAATGTTTTCATTATAGTACAAGATGTCAGCTTCAATATTGCTCAGCTTGTTTGTATTGATTTCAATAGATGATATGGCGTTTTCTAACTCAAGCTTTTCAAACTTGCTTTCGTTTAGAAGATTGCGATGCCTTTTGTCTGTCTCTTTGTGCTCTCTCACGCAAGACTCTAAGGAATCTACGTCATAATCTTTCAAGCTTTTTTCCATCAACGCTAGCTTATCCATATAGTCTTCCAGATTTTGTGCTAGAGAGACGATGTCTATCTTTGCTTGTTCTGCTTGCTTTACAAACTCGTTGTTGGAGCAGTACTCACAATCCGGATCATATTCATGGTCGTGGAGCAAGTCAATTTTAGATTGTAAAGCTTTACTTTGCCTATCTGTCTTCTCAACCTTCTTTTTTTGAATGCCTATATCTTTCTTGTGCATCTCAACAGCCTCTAATTTAACGGCTGCAGAGTCTGCGTTTAAAGCCATGGATGTTAGTTCAAAGGCCATATCTTCGATCTGTGCACTCATGACCTCTACCCTTTGCTCTAGGTCTAGTTTTTTACTAGACGCTCTAGAGAGAGCCTTCTCGGTCTTGGATTTTTGACTTTTTAAGCTTTCGATATCGATTTCACGCTGAGAAGCTGCACTTACCTGATTATTAATCATATCTTGTTCTTTTATAAGTATTTCCAATCTAGCTCGATGCTTGTCGCAAGAGTCTTTTTGAATTTGTATGTCTTCAAGAATCTCGGATAATTCACCTTGTGCTCTCTTAAGTTTCTTTTCGGACTCAGCTGAATTCAGGTGCTTGATCACTCCACGCAACTCTGAGGAATCTGCCTTGGCTAACTTGTGCATTTGGTCAAACACTTGAAGGTCTAAGAATTTTGCAAGTATCTCTTTGCGCTTTGTTGAACCCTCGTTGATAAAGCCAAAAGAATCATTCTGAGCAGCGAGAGACGTCATTAGAAAGTCAGACATTGTACCAAATTTCTTTTGGATCTCTTCGTCTGTTTTGTTTCTTGTCTCGCCATTCTTTGATTCGGAGTGGACGCCAAGCGATACTTTAGTGAAGTCTAGATCTGTTTTTGCAGAGCTTTTGGTTCTTTCGATCGATCTGCTAATTTTGTATAGATCATCACCGACAGCGATCTCGAGCTTACAAAGAGCTTTTTCTTGGTTTTGATTGATGATATGGACATTCTTTCTTTCTCCTTTGGAAGTGTCATTAAATAGGCCGAATAGGGCTGCGTCAATGATTGAAGACTTGCCCGAGTAGTTCTTTCCGAATATTCCAACTAAGCCATTTAGCTTGCTGAAATCAATAGAATTGCCTTTACCGTAGTTAAATAGGTAGTTCCACTCCATTTTCTTTAAATCCCATACAACATTTCTAGAAATATCATCTACGGATATCTTTTTTAGGTATTCTCGAGATAGTTCTACCACCCTTTCTCTAACATCAGAGCTTATTTCTTTGTTCTCCATGTACTCACGAAGAAACTTTTCTTGATTCTTCTCGTCCCTCATGTTAATGGCTTTGCCTGTAGCAACCTTAACGGAGGAGTGTGGACCTGAATAATTGTTAACAAAGCTAACAGAGAAGCAATCCCACTTAACTTTTGCATAATCACATGCTCTTTTTAGTTTTGCAATCGGCAAATTATGTTCACAGACAAGCCTTAATCTAGATCCTTTTGGTACAATCTCTTTTGGTAGCGTACCGTCTCTGTTAAGCCTGACTGTTATAAAAGGACGTGGAGATTGAAACAAACGCTTTTCAACGGTGTGCTTGTCTTTGTCGTGGATGTTCCACATCAAGTAACCTTTCAACTTTGACTCTCCAAAGTTTTGCTGCACAGTAGAGCCTGCATACCATACTTTCTTATCTGGATCTAGATATTGAGTTCTGTGGATGTCACCCAACATTGCGTAGTCGAATGACTCAAAGATGGTTATGTCATCTTCTCCGTGATCCATTGCATATTCAGAATTTAATTCAGAGCCCATGATTGAACCATGATACATTGCAATATTAATTGATTTGTCATTAGACGGTCTCTGCCAATTGTCTCTGTCGAAAACAGAGAGGACATTAAAAGTCAGTCCTGGCTCCGGAGAATACTCTCCAGAGTTTTTCAGCAAAGTAAAGTTTGGATGCTGCAGGGCTTCGATGATTGGAGTAACGGCGTCTTGACGGTCTCCGTTCTTTAAGTTTCCGTCATGATTACCTAAGATCATGATAGTGGGAGCTATGTCCGCTAAAGACCTTAAGAAATTTGAAGCGACTTCAAAGTACTCTGGTGATAGTTGTGTTTTTGTGTGAGCCAAGTCACCGGTATGGACAATATAGTCCGGAGACTCTTGTTTCAAAGAGTCATAGATTTGCTTAAAAACATGTCGGTACTCTTCGTGGTACTTAAGGTTTCTAATATGTGTATCTGATATGTGTGCAATTCGTTTCATTTATCCTCCAGGATTTTGTTTCGTACTTCTAATGTAACACGTTCACTGTCATGTGTCAAGTAAAATTCTTCATCTTCTTCAAAAAAAAGTGGACCACCCTTCATATATGTGAGAGACATGGTGTTATACTCAAACCACTCGATAGCAGTTTCATACTCCCACTCGTAATACACGCGTGTACGGTCCATTAGCTTCTCTGTATCATAAACTAATCTTCCTCTATCAAAAGCCACTATCGAATCGTTGTAGCACTCTTGCGGCTCTATTACAATAAACTCGTAACCTTTTTTTACGGCGTCGTCTATAAATTTATTCATGTCATACCTCCTATTGTATAAGATAATATAACATGTTAAGTATAACTTGTCAAGTTAACTAAGCAAGATAATCATTTCAGATGACACAACCATGTCGACTTCTCCAAACAAAACAGCGTACCAAACAACTTCCGAGCCGTAAAAATCTCCGATTAGTTCGTCGAAATCGATGACTTCCAAAACAATGCCAACGTTTGGGATTGAATCGCTTTGAAAAATGTCTAAAAATATCACTAGACTTCCGACTTTGATCTCTTTCAAGTAAAACCCTCCACCAATATATAGTATCGAGTGCTATTGAAATTATTCGATATGGCCGGTGCCAACAACAGTCCACTCAAGCTGGATGTCAATGTACCCGTTTAAGCCTGCATATGGAACTCTTTGTTTCGATATCCTTGTTAAATATATTGCAGCCAATGACCAAGTCGGATAAGACTGAAAGTAGCTTCCATCAAAATTCATAAAACCAGTATCTGGTACAGTACAGGAAATCACACCTAAAAGCTGCGAGCCATCAGGAGAGTAGGTTGCTATCATAACATTGAACTCATCAGACACACCTGCGGGTAACCATGAAAATGTCGTTCCAAATTTAGAGACAACAGCAGCAAAGGCATACGAAGGATCAACATATCTAAGTTCTAGCGGTTGTATCTCATCAAAACCTTGGATGGAGCGAAACGAGTAGGATGTATTGTCTTGCATGTTGACAGTCATACTAGTATTTCTGTCGTATTGCCACTCTTGTAAATAGCTCGAGTACAGCCCCATACCGTTGTTGTAAGCCGTGAAAGAATTCATCGACCCTTGTATGCTCAGAGACTGTCCAACATTTATTGGAGAGACGCTGATTTCTATTGGATTTGTGTTTGTGGTACACTGCTCCATAGGAGGGAACCAAAGTGGATGTTCTTCACTAATTTTATTATGTAATTTAGTCTCGAACAAAACAGTAATCTCTTGACTTGCTCCCATACATGCTGGGCATGCTAGTTGCTCTAGAGTGTACCTAGTGAGTCCAACAGTGCCGTTTAAAGGCTCAGTAGACGGTTCTCCGGCAGGTTCTATAGCTGGTTCGCTAGATGGATCTGAGGGAGATGTGTCAACTATTGTTGTCGCTGTGTCAGGGTTGGAAGGAATTTTGTCAACCTGCCTGATGCCAATGTCTCCTCCGCATGCGAGAAGAAATGCTAATATCATAAAAGACTCCGCTTTACAATAATAATTAGGCGCCCTTTAATATTATGCGCTAACTCGCTCATCGATTTGCACTTGAATAACTCCATAATATCCATCTCTAACACGAGATTTGTCTATATTATTTAAATAAATTCTAACATCTTGAGTATTGACAATCATTCCGGAAACAGTAGAATCCACATAGATTCTCTTGTTTTTTGATTCTTCAACGATTGCCTCATAAAGAGATTCTGTGATTTGAAGATGATTTACATTTTTCATTATTTCATATGGCTGCTCTAGTCTACTCTTTGGATAGCCTAAGTGTGGTCCAGTTCTTTGCCTTCGAATGTGCGGTGTCATTCCTAGAGACTCTATGAAAGACAATCCTAGGTTTGCGTCATCAGCCGAACTAGTTAAGAGGTCTGCAATTTTTCTTTCTTGGTTTGTAATCTCCAAGGTTTCGTTGATTAATTGCTTTAATTTTGCTTCCGTTAGTTTCATTAGATGTTCTCCAACATTTGTTCAAAGAAATACATTTCATTCTTTATTTGTCTAGCACTAAGTAGTCTTTCTTTAAACTCTTTCTCGCCCATTTCTCCAACATCTTCTTCGTCGATTGGAATTTTGAAAACTTCGAGGTCATACTTAAGTAGGGACTTAATGATCCATTCGGCCTTCTTCTCGGCGTCATAGTCAAGAGCCATGTAGACTGGTGTGTCGTGAATAGCAATTGCTTGGAACAAGCGTGACTGCTCCCTAAGGGTTGAGCCGAGGATTGGGATGGCGTTCTCTCCTGCTGCGATGGCATCAAAGACACCTTCGACAAGAACGATTGGTTCATCCCAGTCAATCATCAATTCATTAAAAACGATGTCACGATCCGCTGGAGGGTTGAGGTACCTATAAGAATGCCCAACGTAACTGCGAGCGATGAAGTAATTGCAATCTCCATCCATGTCAAACGACGGTATAATAATTCTTCCTGCATAACGACCCTCCTTACAATAGCCAATTTTCCATTTTAATATTTCTCTTCGACCAATGCCTCTAGAGGACAGATAGCGGAATGCGTCCGTTGTCTCGATAGGCAAGTCTTTGTTACACAATGAGATGAACTCTTCGGGCAAGTCAATGTGCTGCTTCTCTTCAATGTTGTTAAGTTCCCTGAACAGATTGTCGAACTCGTTTAGATCAAGACGTCCTTGTAATTCAAGATACTTTTGTCGTTGCTGGTAGGTGCCGAACTTTCTTACAATTCGGTAAATGTTCTTGCCTCTTGCATCACAAATCCAGCATTTCCAGTAGCCGTTTGCGAAGTTCACCGACATTTTCTTTTTGTGGTGATTGCAATAAGGGCAATGGTATAAATGCTCATCACCCTTCTGATAGTAACTCCCAAGAACTTGGGTTACAATTTTTCTTTTGTTCTCGATCATAATGTCCTCCTTTAATAAGATAACTCGTTATTAAAGGTTTGTCAAGTAGAAAGTTTAGATTAGTTCTATAGACCCTTGTTTTGTAGGAATTCCAGCAAGGTTTGCTTATTGTTTAGGAAAATATCTGGCTCTAGAAAATCACGGATTGCTTGAGTCTCTTTTTTTCTTGCTAAAGCCATCTTGTAGAATACTTGAACTTCCGAATCTGATGCTTCTTCGCCAAATGAGAAACCCATGTCATCACCAGCAGCCGCTGATGCTCTTTGTTCCATAAAGTTTCCAAGTTGGAGTAATTTAGATCCCAAATCGTCTGCGAGATTTTGCCATTCTGGGAAGTCTAAAACGTCTGCTAAAGAGCCAGTCTCCGCTTCTTGTATTGAGTTTTGCAACTCTTCTTTGATAATTTGCCTTAAGGCTTCTTTTGTAAGTTTCATTTGGGTTCTCCGTTAAAAATTTAAAGTTACTCGTTTTAATATTAGTTTTCCGGCATTACGAAGCTGATTCAAGGTTGTCGGATCTTTGCTATACATTCTTGATAAAGAAGACTTGTTCCAATCTTCCATTTTATATGAACGATCGCGAGCGGATTCTTGTCCACAATCATCTTCTGGTTCATCTGGGGTTAAGGATCCGTATTCATCGTCAAGTTGTTTCTTTTTTACATCTGTGCGGTTTTGATCATAATAGTCCCATACCTCGGATGCTTCGTCTGAGACAATGTTTCTGTCGGGAGCCAATCCCTTAGTCATAATCGTAGCTGCTTCCATTGCTATATCATACAATAGAGGGCCCCAGCCCTCGGCAGCTTGTGTGACAGCGATAATAGAACCTCCACCACATGGTTCGCCATCGTAACTCTTGGTATAGAAGTTTACGTCTCCATAGACATCATTCTCCGCCCCTTCCATGGTCCAAGGCATAATAACCTCTCCTTCTTCGTTAGCGAAGGCAACAACGTAGAGACCGGTCGATCTCCTCATGATTAAAACATAAACATCATCTGGGAGCATTGAGGCGGTATTCATGCCCTCTTCCAATACTTCGTTAATGAGTTTCTTTAATTTTGCTTCGGTAAGTTTCATGTTCTTAATTAGTCTCGAAGATCAAAATGAGACTTCGCAACAACGATTGCATCTGCTTCGTCATCAAGTCCCGGCTTTGGGTTTCCGTGTTTTGTGTAAACCATCTCAAACTGGTCAATATTCTCATCGACCCATTGGAGGACAACAACCTTTGCCTTTGTTCCTCTTGGGACCTTAATGCCGCATCTGGAGCGCGCTGTTGTGGCTCCAACCATCGTTGGAGGTTTGCCTAGGTGTTGATAGGCCAAGAGACTTACCATGCCGTTAAACCGCTGTAGGGAGCTCATAGTCTTTGCTGTGGTCTTTCCACCTGAAAACATAGAGAATGGTTCTTCAATTCTGACTTCGTTGATTATGTACTTTGCGAAGAGAGGCTCGAGGACCTGCTCCTCTAATAGAGTTGCTCGTTCTTCCAATGGCGTCTTTGGTTTCATCTTGAAGAAGTCTGAATCAACATACTCACCTTCGTCTGTGATAATTGCCCAACCGGTTCTTGAGGTCGAGACGTCTAAGCCTAAAATCATGAATACTCCTTTTATATATTATAGCACATACGTGAGGGTTTTACAAGTCTAATTTCATTTTAAATGTAAATTCGTCCGTCAGAGTCTTCTTTATAGGCTTTGCCATTGATGTAATGGCTATTAGGTTTCCGTCTTCGTCATATATGTTTACTTTAGAGATGTAAGTTGTTTTCTCAAATGATGCCGATACATAAGAAGCGGATACAACATTAGCTAGTGCTGTTGTACCTTCAACAAATGTCAGGTCCGAGCCTGTTGTATTAATTTTGTCGATACTTAAGTCTCTGTATGTTGGATTGTTTGAGTGGTTAAGGTGGCCTTTTTTAGCATGAGCAAACATAGTCAAAGAGTTGACATAGTTCGTTCCCTTGAAATTTAGATCGTAAGAAGCTGAGGCCAATGTATTTGAGGAACCAGTTCCATCATTCAATGTCGTTCCATAGTAAAGCCATGAGCCACTAATTGTCGTTGATGAGCCATCATACTGTATTGCATGATTTCCCTCTTCAATCTTTGTAGATGAGGTCAACATTATAATGCCTTCATCATAAAGCACAAGGCCAACAACGGAACCTGAAGTAGAACCTGTTGTTCCAATCAAAGTTCCGTTGTGGTTTGTGTCCGCACATGTAGCAATTTTAGATCCTGTTATATAATAATTAAGTTCTACCGAACCTTTCTTGATGGTTGATCCATAGTACATGCTTGGAATTGTAATAAAGTTTATGTAGTCTCCAGCAGATCCAGTTACGAGATCACGTAATCTTGCTGGTGTTGAATTAAATATGAAGTGATCAGACAGAGTTGTGTATTTTCTCGCAACGTTTTGAAGCGCAGAGGCGCTTAGATTTGTCGAGTTTGGCAAAGTTATAACTTGTCCAGTTATTAGAGCGGAGCTTGTCATATTCCAATAGTTGGCTGATATAGTCGAAACTCTAGATGTCAAGTTTCTTTTTATCGGACTTTCGCTAGAATATGAAGAAGTCACAATACCATTGTTAGATACGGCTGAGGCATTTTCTGCTAATCCACCACTAGATTCTAGCCAATACTTGTGAATATTAAAGTATTCATTACTATAATTCTTCACAATTGGTTGATATTTATATTTTTTAAAAACGTTTTTTAGAGATCCCGTTTCAACAAAAGGATATACCTTGTCTGTTGCAGATCGATTTGCGTTTACATCATAGACTACAAGACCACCAGAGCCATTGGGCTGTACACCTCTATTGATAGACATCTTTGATTGATAGATAAAGACATTATATTCAGCATACGTCTTTAATCTGTTTATAAAAAGGTCGTCAGGTGTAAACTCAAATTTGTGCATAGCATCCTAGTAGTCCAATCTTGCTCGGAAAGTTAATTCGATATTACTATCTTTCCTGATTGGTTCAGAAAATTTACCAACAGCAAGAAGCTGATTGTCAGCAGAGTAGAGACCAATTGAGGTGATGTAAGAAATAGGAGTATCAGTTCCTTGATTCTTAACTCTGATCTGAGACCCGGATAAATAAGTTGGATTGGCGCTGTAGTTAAATTCGTTGTGCTTTGCACGGCAGAAGTATACAGTAGAGTTTAACTCAATTGTGTTGTTGAATTGGAGGTTGTAAATTCTATGTCTCAGGTGATCAGCTGCACCAGATATCTCTTGAGAGATAAGTGAGCCAGTGAATGAAGTTCCAGCACCATCATAGTCCAAAACAGTTGCTTCTGACAAGTACCCGCCATCTGCAGTCTTCATGAAGAATGAACTTGTTAAGACTATAACACCTGCTTGATAGTAGATAAGTCCAGCTTTCCAATATGTAGTTGGTGAAGCGCCTAATGAAGAGGTATGCGTACTGGTTGTGTCCAGTACATTCGTTCCTGCTGAAGCTGTAGCATAAAGAATACCATACTCACCAGCTGGAGAATTTACCTTGTAAGAAGTGGCCGCACCAAAGTCTGTAATTTTAATTCTATTTCCAAATGTATTATCGGAATATGAAGCACTGACTCCAAGCTCTAATTCGAAAGATCCTTTCTTAATTTCATCCTTTGAAAGAAGTCTCGAGAAAGACAGAAAGGATACATCATTAAGTTTATCGCCGGCAGTTGTTAAGTCGCCGTCTTCGTCGAACTTTTGAATTGATCCATTTTGGTCATAGCCCATAAGGACTTGTGCCATTTGGTTATAGACGTTGTCTTTTTTGGCGATCTGATTGGTTACTGCCAAGCCAGAAGTTGCAGAGGTTCCAAAAGTGATATCGAAAATATGATTAGCAGACGAGCTAAGATAGGGATAATCGTATACAGATTGAAACATGCCGTGTGTAAAATTCTGTATATTTTCATCTGCGTAATTCCCACTTACAATTGTCCCCGTAATAGGAATTGCTTCATGCAATAGTGTTTTAGTTGAAACTCTGTCGTCAGCTGATAATGGTTTAAAAATGGTCATGCTTTATTCCTTATATTTTTGCAAATCTTACAGGGATGTCTACTGCATATCCCGTTGTCATACCGGTGACTCTAACAATAGAGTCGATAAATTTAGTTGATGAAGTACCAGATCCGCTGGAGTTATCGTAATTAGTGGTTCCACCGATTCGGGTGAACAAAAAGTTTGATACTCTCAAGTCTTGCGAGGAACGAATCTTGAATTCAAAACTAGATGCGATTGGTCCATCAATTGGAGTTGAGGCGTCATTTGGATTTTCTTGACTTGGAGTTCGAACAAAAGCATCGCCTGGTTGTTTTGTGAAAACGTATGTTGCAATAAAGTCATCATCACGAGATACAAATCCGGGAAAGCTTTTTCCATCTTTCGAAATGATTTGACCTAAACGATCGTCAATTTCAACCATGAACTGTGTTTCAATTAATGACTCATCAATCTCAGTAACATCGGTAGAATCAATACCGGCATCAATTCGAATGTAGCCACCCAAATTGTCCGTGTCTAATCCATACAAGAACCCATCTCGGACTCCAGCAGTACTATAACCAATTGCGTTTGTTGTTCCCAAGTCGCTATCATCAAACGTTCTCTTATCGACACACACTACATAATTACTATCTGCAGTCTGCCTAGCTTGACCAGGGACTGTATTAAGTTCTAGAACGGGTAAATATAGAAGGTTCTGATTTGTTAGGGACAAAAGCTTAGACTTCATAGAAGAACCGTTATTTGTGAACGCTTCTAAAACCGGCGTCTGTAAAATACTCAAATCTTGCAAAGCTGTTGTTGATGTAAGATCAAACAGTCCATAGTTAATTTCGTCATCTGCTAAAGCAAACTTAACGATTGAAAAGCCGCTGTTACCTTGAGCCAATCTTCTTCTTCCTTCATCAGTGAGCACGACATCTAAGATGACATCACCGCTATTATTTTGAAAAGCCATGTTTTCTTTCTCCTATTCTTCAATAAATAGATTATTGTTAATTTTATTTCTAATTCTAGCTAAAACTATCGTCTTTCGATAATTTAAAGCTTATGTTCAAGTCAATCTTCTTACCGGTATGTTTAGAGGTAACTCTAATCTTAAAGGTTTTTGTAGTTCCAAAATCCACCAAAGAGCCATCATTGAGCTTCCAGTTTGATTTGCTTTCTTCATCGCTAAATAGAAGTCTCTCGATATTCGTAGTGATCTTTAGAATTCTTTTCGACACCTTACTCATGTCGTAAGCCTTGTCATTTGGATAGTGATATTGAGATATATTCACTTTGTATTCATCAGAGTCTCTCATTAGTTCTACTTCAAAGGGTACGGTCAAGTTTGATGGTGTGCCATGGTAAGTCAGAGATCTAAACGCGTAGTAATACTTTTCATTGACAATCGGATAGTCTTCAAAAAATCCATCCATATTGTCTATTGTTTCATCGGGCAGGTTTGTGGTAAGAAAGGAAAGTCCGGATGTATCATCAACTGTTGTTAGATAACTATCCATAAAATCTGACTCCTTTTGTGGGGCCTTTCTCATTCTATAGATTTCGTAGATTCCTGTAAAGTAATCTGGTGAGACTCCACTGTTCTTTGATATCTCCAATAGATTTGAGATCCTTCTATCTGCTTCTGTTAGTGGTTCTAACGCTCTCATTAGTTCCTTGTTCGTTCCAGCAGACACGCTTTCAACCTTTGCAAAGATGGGGCTAAACCTCATACCAATTGTTGGCTTATTCTTTTGATTGAACATGTCAACCTGCGGTGGTAATGTGGGTGCATCGACAAAGGCTACCTCATCTACATCTATTTCATATTCTAGAATCTTGAATGATGGCGAAATTTCCACGTCCACATATGCTCGGTATTTTTCAGAAGATATTTGAGTGAGATTAGAAGGGTTCGAGGTGGGAAACTCTCCTTGGTTATTCATCATTTGGGTTTCGTTCTGAGAAACAAATAAATTCGAGTAAGAGTATGAGCTTCCTAAAATACCTAAAAGCACTTTTGTTTTGTAGATGTATTTTCTACCGTATTTTAATTGAGTGTCAAAAAAGTTTGCGTCATTTGTGTAATAGGTCTGTATGGGTTGTGTGGCATCATTGTCCAAATACTTTTCAATCTTATAGCCCAAAAAGAATGTCTCACAACTAATAGAGTTATATATATCTTCTAAACTTCTAGCATGATCATTTATGAATGTTCGCATGCGTGATAAAAATCTAACAGCTCCAATTGACTCCGTGAATCTCTCGGATCTTTTACCAAAATTCACTTCGTCTTCTTGGACTAGAAACAATTCGTCAGAAGCATCTGTTATTGATACTATCGAAGTTGATGTAATAATCGATATCAAGTCATAAAGCTTTGCGCCGATTTGATTTGGGCCGATATTGAAGTTTCTATTTAGAAAAGATAAGTTCCTTTTAATTGATTGGAATATATTTTTTGTCTTTCCGTGCTCATCCATTATGTCTTTGAACTCTTGAGAGTTTAGGTTTGTTCCAATTCTTGGTAGAGTTTTTTCGTAATAATACGGAAACCTACTTGGAGATATTGTTGGAGTAGTATCAATTAAGACTGTGCCGCCTGGGGATATTCCATTGCTTACTATCTGAGTTTTTTGTAAGTCAAAAATGTTGCGTTGCTTTGTTGATATCTCATTTACACTACCAGAGAAGTTAGCCAATCTATTGCGAAACTGAGACATTGCTGTCTTGAGAGTGTTTTCGTTGTTTATTATAAATCCAGAAGCTTCATCAAATGTTGTCTTAATGTCGCCTATCTTAGCTACAGTATCGGACTGGTCTTTATAGGGGTAAGAGATTAAGTTGTAGTTTAGTAAGGTATTTGAGTCGGCTGCTTTTGTTGCGTCTTCGTAAGATGGATTGTGATAGTTTTTCTGAAATGAGTTTTCAATAGTTGGAGTGTCTAAATTAAATTGATGATCCAAATTTTGCCCACCTTCCGACACAATCTGGCTTACATAAGTATTCCATTGTGTCTGGTCTCTAAAGGCACCTTCATGACCTGTGAATAACACTCTAGATTTCTTGGTAGGTATTAGTACCTGATTGATTGAGTCTAGATCCTCAATGAAACTCTTATTGATGTTCGTGTTAAAGTTTGTAAAATTAGACAAAGCAGGGACTGTGGGAGAATAGTAGCTTCCTATTTCTCCGCGTAAGCCGTCCGGGGCTTGCTCTAGAGAATTGACTACGTTCTGTGAATCTACAACTGTTGCCATTAATAATTACCTTGTGTACTAGGTCTCATAGTTTGAGGTGCAGTTCGAGTTGGGACTTGCGGTGTTGCTTCTTCAACTTTTTGAAGAAAAGAAAGTATGCCGCTTTTACCCTCATCCTGTTTTACAATGATTGATGTTTGAAATTTTCGAGTGGATGCGGAGACGTCAATTGTCTGGCTTCCAACCTCTGTGTCAAAATAATTCATTATTATCCCCTGATATAAATAAGATTACTATAAATAGTTGCTGCAAATTTATCTTTTACAATTCCAAGTTCTGGGACCTCATAGTCAAAAGCTTTGGCTAATACTGAGCCATTGGTACCCAACATATCCATAGACAGATTTTCGTAAATCGGCTGTCTAACATCAATGAATCCTTGTCCGTTGCGGCCGAAGCCTATTAGTGCTCTAACGAGAAACAGGTTTTTTTGAGTTTCTTCAATTATTTGAGATGACTCGCTGTTTTGGATAGGATCTGATTCAGGATTTGGATTGAACGCTTTAGTCATCATAAACTTTACCTGTGGTGGTATAGATGCCAAATCAATAGCTTGGGATGTAACTGTTTTCCTAATCAAAGAACTGGGATTTGATAATTGCAACTGCTTAATTGATCTAGTAGCATGTCGTTGTCGTAGAAATCTTCTAGGTACAATGTCTGAAACAATCGAAAGAACCCTTTTGTCTTCGCGCGAAAGAATCCTTCTGAAGCTTTTAATTAAAGATATAGGGTTGCTAGTTGAAAAGATGGAGTCATCTCCTATGTACTGCTCGACGTCAACCAATGGGTCGATCTCTTGCTCTAATGCCCTACCTAATAAGGCTTTTTTTGGCGCGCCGATCTGTATATTAAATTCGGACATTATGTTATTGGAAATTCTTGCTCTCGATGTTCCCCGGGGATAGCTATCTGTGTCAGATCTTTGTGCTCTAGAGGATTTTGCTAATCTAAACTGTCTGACAAAATCTACGTCCATGTTCCTCATACCTCTGTTGGTAGAAACTGTTCTATCTCCAAGCATCATTACTACTGGTGTTACAAATGCTGGTGCATTATCGATTCTAGAAAATTGTGATTTCTCAGAGGGAGTCATAAAGCCGGTGTCGTCGTCTGGTTCAATCCTAGGATAATACTTTGCTTGTTCTAAAACTAGTCTGGTTTTATAATCTGTCGCGGAGAACTTGTTCAGTCCCTTTTGCACACTAGAGAATAGGGAATAACCCAATATTTCTTTATCTAAGAGAAAGCTCTCTGTTGAAAAAGCTTCCAGCTTGTTTTCAGTGGCCTTGATGCTTCCTACTTTTGAAAACTTTCTATCTCTGTTCGAGCTACTATTCCCATAGAAATATGCTTTTTTTATTCTAGAATACACTAGGGAAAGAGATCTTAGTGTCTCTGATATTATTGACGGGCTTGTTCCGGAAGTTGGCAAAACTGATTTTAAGAACGTCCCATACACTTCTTTGTCGACATTTGTAGACAGCAAAAGAAGTCCATTATAGTAGTTTAGTGCAGCTTGGCCAAATTCTGAATTCTTAACTTGTGGATCTCCTAAGTCAGAAGATATTAACGAAGAAGCGAGGCCCAAACCATTCATTATCGAGTCCGCAAAAGTTTTCTTGAATGTCAATGTTTCAGAATCGTAAAAGCTTGTAGTTTGAATCTGTCTGAGGTACGCCGTCATAAAAGTTATTGATTTGTCTAATCGACTCATAACCAAGTCTATGTATTCTTTAAAATCTGTATCCACATTGAATTCAATTCTGTATCCGACTTTTAGTAAAGATCTTTTTTCTTTTAGATTGTCTGTAACTATAATGGTTTTGACCCCAATGTTCCCAAACAAAGACATTTCTTCGACCTCGCAAACCTTGGTCATACTGTCTACATCATCTACTGTTAGATTATCAAAATCTAAAAATCCACTTGTAGTTCCGTCTTTTAGTTTTGTTGGATCGTAGTCAACCTTCCTTCCTTGGCCCGTAATTGCTCTTACTTGTCTCTTTAAGATATTGTCTTCAAAAAATAGTTGAGAAATTTCTACTTCATTTGATTCAAACTTGTTATCTAAATGTGTATACAATCTTGTGGTGTTTGTCTTGGACTTCACAATCTCTTGTCTATAAAGAGTACCACCCAACATCTTTGTGGATGAGTTTATTCTGTCAAACAAAGGTCTGTTTCTTTTAAACAAAGTTCTGGCTATTTGAGAAGTATCGAGTGCGATGGTGTTCTCGTTAACAAAACAAAGAGAGACTACTTCACTGTCTTCGGTTTGTGTTTCAATATTAAATACTAGTGACCTGTTCATCAGTAAACCTCCGTTGAAATACCTGTTGCGTCAAGTTCGACTGACTCATCATCACTGGTGAGTACCGCATTGGCACCTAGGTTGTCTAGTGATGGCGTACCATCCCCAAAATCAAAAATCATTCCCGTGTCGATCCCATCAAACACTTGATTGGTCAGATAAGTGCCGACGATCATCTTATAATTCTCCTCCGATACATATCTAAGACCAGCGTGTGCTGCATCAATATGCTCCGAGCCTTCCATGTATCCCGAGCTGTGCTGGTGGACTGGGCCACCATACTCTTCGTTCGTCTCGGGATTGTAAAAATACCCAGACTCTTGATTTGGAATTCCACCAACAAATATGCGCTCTGCGGCCATTGGTCCATAAAACTTATCAAATTGTGGAATTCCAAACTCTAAACCATCTATAAAGCATGCAACATAAACGGTCAAGTTTTCTGGTTGTGTTAGGGTGGTGAACTCAAAAGTCTTAGTAAAAGACTCGTATCCGTTTTGAGTATTGCCATTTTGAAACTCATCACAAGAATCAGTCATGGTGGTATTGGAATCTTTTCTGGTAATGTCGTACAAACTAAGGTCGCCGGTGTTTAAACTCTCTATTCTTTCATCATCTATAAACGAACACTTAACTTTAAGTCCGTCAAGCTTATTTCTCCATGAAGGATTATCTTTGTTGTCAAACATCTTTAGCATTACTTTAATGTAATATTGAACTGTTTGTTGATCAATTGAGTTTCGCTCAACCATTATCTTATCGATAAATACATTTGGAAGATTTTCCATTCCTACGGTCATGTCATTCATTAGTCGCAATCCTCCAGATCTTCAGGGCCAACCCTTGTAGCATAAATATCAAAGCGATCAGTTCTTTGGTCCGGACATATAAGTTCTTCATCAAGAAACTGACTATTGATCTCTAGATTCTTCACTGCTCGACACAAAATTTCTGGGGCAATATCTTCGTCGACTTCGACACTAAAGAAGAATTCTGTGTATGATTCATTCCCCTGTCCTTCTTCAAAAAAATCACCAAAAGATGGCTCAGCGTTTTGAAAATCGTCCCCTGTGACCAGGAATCCATCGACAATTGCTGAGGTTTTTCTTACCATCTTCATTGGTACTAGACGTCCTTGTGTGCCGACTTGGAATACTTCTATTTCAAAGTTTTCTTTTTCATAAAATGAGTTGAACTCTTTCAAGTGAATAATCGGGTCTGTGTAATTAACTTGCACATAAGTTCCATCTTCAAAAATTCTAGAAGTTATTATCTCAGGGTTCAAGTTGATTTGATTTAAAGTATTTTTAAGTGTTGCTCTAAAATTAAGGTCAATATCGACCTGTGGTATGGCTAGAACACCGCCTACGTCTTCACTAGTGGCTTCAACAATGTTCGTTTCAAAAGTAGCTTCAGAGCCAGATATGGCGCCTTGCAACATTGTTACTTGAAATGCTGGACTTCTGTCGTTTGAATACGATGATCTCCCAAGAGCAAACAATCCGTTTTGCTTCTGATCCATTTTCTTTTCCATGAACCTCTTCTTATCTAAAGTTGGTGGAGACTCCTGTTGTGCAGCCTCATCTTGGAACGCTCTGTTGATTTTAAGCTTTGGTGTCTCGCTAATAATTCTTGTGTGAGCGGCTTCTTGTGCTTCGGTTGAGCCGGAGGCTTTATATAGGATATCCTCATCCACAAACTCGTATGAGTGTGGCTTGAATTTTCCAATTGAATACAAATAACGACCGTAAGGAGTCATTTCAATTTGCATTACTTCTGTTTTTTTGTTAAAAAATGTCATTAATTAGATCCCCCAAAAAGACTATTCATATTTAGCCCTAAATTGTTAGCTAAATTAGTTCCAAGTGCGGTTCCTTGTAATGGTTGTAGTGTCGTCTGCAGTTGAGCTTGTGCCGCATTTGCAGGTGTAGACCCAACACCAAATTGAGCAACTGCTACTTGATATTGATTAGCCTGACTGGCTGCTGTGCTTGCTATGTTTTGAAATTGATCCATGGGAATGCCGGCTTGTAAAACAGCATTTGCAGGGACCGAATTCATAAAGTTATCAAACGATCCAAAGTCAACACCCATATTGAAAGACATTTCCATATCTCTCACTTGAGATAGTTCCCCGCCGACTTGTTGCGCGGTGGTGTCTAGGATGTCCTGCTGGATTTGGCCGGCCATCATCGACCCTTGTACGAGAGTTTGACCAGCACTGGCTTGAATCTCCAAGTTTCTCTGGAAGTCTTCTGCAATATTCACTATTTCTTCAGGAGTAAACTCCGGAATTTGGACCTCAGCAATTGGGTCATTCTCAAGGCCTCCGACTATATTAACAATCTTTTCTCTATCTGCTTCGACGGCATTCCAGTTTGGTAGGGTGTCAGTATAATTTGTAAAATCAATGTTTCCTAATTCAACTTCAGCATCAATCTTAACTAGTTCTACTAAGGAGAAGAAGTCATAAGGCCAGTTATATTGAATAGGGCTAGTGTCCCCAAATTCGTCTTTGGTGACGTTTGAATCATTCACATCGGTATTGACCTCGGGGTTCCTTAAAACAGTCTTCTTAAAGTAACTTGTGGCGGCTCTCTGCTTAACCTTGAACACCATCCACTTCAATCTTTCAGGCATATCTATGGTTTGATTTCCTTCTTCTCCGCCTTGTCCCAAGAGCTCTTTTTGCAAGAGAGGGTGTGTAATGGCAAGTTCTGACACTTCCATTGTTGTGCCGATATCTGGTGGTAAGTTCTGCCAAATGTCTGATAGATCTTGTTGAGATAGCGTGTGTGAGAATTCAAAAGCGTACATTGCTACTGGTTCTACGTCAGGGAATCTCAAGAAGTCAAACGACGGTGGAAACACAAACTTCTCCATTTTGTCGAGTTGAAGCAAGACCGAACGTCCGATTTGGGATTGAGCTGGTCCTGTTATTAATGGTTGTTTGTCGCCCGACTTATATTGTGTGAGTTGATCGTCGCTTAATGCTAAGCGGAAAAACTTCTTCCCACCTTCTTTTTCGATGAATGGGACTGCTACGACGCATTCGGAAATCTTTTTGCTCGAGGCTATGCGTCCAATCTTGGTAGATGTACCAGCGAAGCCCAAAGCTTCTGAAAGATCTTGTAACTTATCAGCAGCAGCTTCGGTATTTCCCCTTGCTTGGATGTGATAGTTTCTAGAAATTGGTCCAACTTCTAAGAACACCCCTTCGTTCTCCTCTGGTATTCTTCCGTGTTGATGCCACATCCCTCTAGGGACGGATCCAGAACCATAATCAGGAAGGGTCAAATGGTCACTTCCAGATACATGAGCAAAGTTTAACATTGGTGTTTCGAATTTTGTTTGTATAATCCAGCGATCTGATTCGTCCAAAGCAGTGTCGACAACAAGTGCTTGATCCCGAGATCTTCGAATAGTGTCTTTTGTACGCCCAATGCCTTTAAGATTCAACGATGCTGAAAGTTGAACAGCGTTTGAATCTATGTTGCCCCATGATTGTGGCCCGAAAGGAGTAAGATCGGTCGAGCCGAATGACCCTGAGCTACTGGTTATGTTGAAAAAACTACTATCGAATCTTGTAAAGTTGTATTCTGCTTTTTCTTGAATTTCTGATATTGTCATTTTGTCTGATGATGCTGTTATTGTTATGTCGCACCATGCTTCACCATGGTAATATGGAGGAGTGAAAGGAAAATTGTATCCATACAGAGAATCCAATTTAAAAAATGCGGTATTGAATCCGCCTTGTAAATCAAGTTCAGCTCTATCATTTAAATAGAATCCATGGAATTCTGCGGTTGCTTGGTTATATTGCGTCAATGATTTACCGGCCAAAGAATTAAAGCCGTATGTTGGAGGACCAAAAGCAGATGGTCTTGAATACATTGTGAAGTTTTCATGAGCAAATGAACCAGATCCAACGTCTTGAGGTGGGTAATAAGGAAGACCAGCTGCGCCTGAGTGATAAACGGATCCCCTTGTCTTGTCCATGGATCTTCCCATTCTCACTCTCATTCCATATACAGAGCCTGATATTAAAGTTATGTCTCCTTGTTTTTTTGAAACAACAGACGTTAATTCTCCGTTAGGTAGGAAAAACTCAGGAACTTCAGCGAGGAAGTTATTGATCATCAACCCATATAGCCCATCTCCACCGCCATCCCAGTTTGCAGATGCAGAAAGATTACCGCTTGGATGAGGTTCGTTTGATGTTAAATCAAAGCCTGCCAAATGTCTGTGGGGCTCGATGAGTGCTTCGAATGGAATTCTCTTATCAAAATTGTCTGCTTCAATATAATATTCATTGTTCAACTCTACTGTTGAAAGGCTACCAGTAATAATTGGATAGTCAACAGCAACACCGGATTTGATGGTATTGAATAGCACACCAGGCGCAAACAAAGGTGTCATAACCATTTGTCGTCCATAATTAAAACCATTCAGCTCAACGTTGTTCGCATTATAAAGCTTGATGTTATCCTTGAAAGAGTCGTAAAACTGTTTTGTCAAATCAACTGTTCGTTGTGCTGGGTAAAATCCTTCGTATGGAAGGAACTTTTTGACTGCTTTACAGCGGAGGGACAATACCTTTCCGTTTGTGAAATCTTTGTGGTCGTCGTCAATCACTTCAAAGTTTCTCATGAAGTCCGAGTTTGAGTAGATCTCGTAAAAATTGTCATCTGATGAATTAGTGGTTCCGGATACTCCGCCTGTCACGTCGAACATGTCTAGCTCGATTGCATTGTTTGTTCTGCGATAGTCTTCGACTTGTGTGCTCATTCTGAATTCAGGAACGACAGAGAAGTTCTTGTGCCTTCTTCTTGCTTCTTCGATATAGTCTTCATATGTGTCGTAGAACGGCAATTTTGGAGCAGATATGTAGCTTCCGTTGGTGTCTTTAATATATCGCTTTGGACCAGTTTCCCAAAGAGCTCCACCTTCAAACAATATCAATGAACTAGCTGTTCCATATATTTCCATACCGGATGGGCTAGATACGGACGCAGAGTTTGATAGAGATATTCTTCGACTATATATTGGATAGGGCGCTAAGACTTTACTAGTGAATGTTGCGCCGTTTTCAACAAGGGCTGGGTTTGAACTATTTAAATTTCCATTGTAAGCCGTCATTGTGTCAATAAAAGTCGTGTTGCGACTTAGTAAAATCCCTGTCGGTCTGTCGTTGGCGACAGTGGGGGATATATTTCCTTTGTCGGAAAAAGTCAAAAATTCATCACCCACGTCGATGGTCCATGAGCTCTGCTTCTTTAAGCCAAGTGTTGGATCAAATCCAAACGGATATGGTGGACCTAGACTGCCTAAGGTTTTGTTTCTATCTGCTCTGTTGTGCCTAAAGAAACTCTCGAATGTTGGTCTTTCCAAGTTTTCATTTTGAAATTGGTTTTTCATATGAGGATAAACAGTCTCTCGGTATTGTAAGAATTCCCAATAAGTTAAAGGTGAATCTTGTTTGTTTAAGCCGTTCTCGAGATACATGTCTGCTATCGCTACGTATTCGGTCTGTTCTTCGTCGGGGTCGAACTTTAAAAGCTTATCGACCTTCTCGTTTGCGAAACCAATCTGTTGGTTGCCGTAAGATGAGACAATTGAGAACTTCTGTGGATCCGGAGCTAGTTGTCCATCTTCATCTTTGAAGTGTCGGCCGACGTTCCATACTAGTGGATAAGATTTTTGTGCTATAGCCGGCTCTGTGTAGTTGTAAAGTGCAGAGTAGCGGCTTCTAATTCGTAGTTCTCCGTTTTGACCTAGGTTCATAACCGGGCCGGGTTCAACAACAAATGTCATTGTACTATTGGCGACATGGTTTCTTGTCACAGGATTTTCTGATACTCTCAATTGCTTCCATGACGAGTACCCATAAGGGCCGTTGCGATGAATGTTTATTCCAACTAACTCATCTACGACAGGAATTCCGCTTGAGAAAACTTCCGTGTTTCTACCGGATGATATGGTGTTCCCTTCTATGGAACTGGACACTAGCGTGTTCATTCCTGCATAATCAACAAATGTTGGCATTATTAGCTCCCGAAAATACTTGATGCGCTTGGAAAGACAATTGCTTCAACATAACCAGCTGACGAAGAAATGATTCCGTCTCTTGGAGCATAGCCCAAAATTCTTTGGACTGGTGCGCCATACGTAGCTCCAGCTGCTCCGGAGGTCGCATTGTGGATCCACGAGTACTGAAGTTCACTTCTTGGTATTGGCGTGTTAATAAAAGCATTGTCATAATTACTACCAGTAATTAGGTTACTTTCTGAAAGAGAGGCTGTAATATCGGTTGAAGAATTCCATTGATATAAATTTGATACATTTCCGAACTGCTTATTGAAAGAACCACTTGATGGATAATCACCAGATGTGATCTCGCCGTATTGAGAGTCAATACCAAATTGCCCCATATGAAGCCCTCTAAGGGTCCTCAAACCTCGTCTAAGTCCAAGATGGTCTTCTACCCTTATGGTACCCTCTTCGCCGCTTCCAGAGCCCAATACAGACAGGTTACGGAAAGGCATGGCATTATGAACAGTATGGGTTTGTGTGTAGGCATCCAAATATCCTATCGATTGAATCTCAGGGCCGCCGGGGGCTGAGAATCTTGTTATAATGTTTCTTTGTGATCCTGTAAGGTCAGTTCTGGGGATTGTTATAGTGTTGTATAGGGCAGGATCAATGTTAGTTGGAGTAGTTCTCCTTGTGAGAGTATTATTTCCAGCCACAACAGCTAATCCTTCAGATGACGTTAGCGCATTTTGGGAACCATACGAAGAAGAGAAGATGGTGCCATTGACAACGGTGGCTCCAAATGTAATATCAGGGTTTGCATTGCCTAGTTTCCAATAGTCATAAAGATTCCCAGATAAATAAGGAATATCGAGTACGACGCCCGAGTTGTAGATTTGGAGGATAGATGATGTACTGAGTTCTCCAGAATAAACGCCAAAATCTTGTAAAGATCCTTGCAATTCATAGTTCGAACTATTACTAGTGCCATCATCAAAAAGATAAATTCTTTCTGGGACGTAAATTGTAGTTACACCAGTAGGTCCTGACTGTACAGTTCCGATTGTGGGAGATCCATTTCTGTAAAGTTTTGGAGCATTTGTAGTGTTTCCATCCCATGCGATTGCTAGATGATTCCAGATTCCAACATAGTCACTATAATCAATGTCCCAACGCCAAGCCCTTGTTCCACCTGGGCCTCTAACTCTATAGAATAACCTTGCTTGGGTTCCAGAATATGTGAAAAATATAGAAAATGATTCCGCAGCAGAAGTTGCATTTTGGCCTCGTGCAATGTAGCGGGCAGCAAGGTTGGCATTATCTAGGTTGATCCAGAATGATATTGTTTTACCACCAGTGGCAAAGCCAGAGTATCCCGCGATTGCTGTTGAGGAGGCCATTCTATAATTTTCACTTGTTGTTGCTGCGTTTATAGCTAGAGATTGGACCTCGAGTCCTGTAGAATCCACTTGTCGGTTATTGTTCATTTGACCAAAAACATTGCCTACTGCTAATGGTGCGCGGGTAACAAGAGTTTGATAATGAGTAGTAAGCGGAAGAGAGGTCGAGGTGGATGGAGGCAAGATATCAATATTTGGATCATTGCTGGCTTCAACCGTCCAAGTCTTTTGAAACGTTGGGGAAGTTTGAAATATTTCTAGTTCATTTTTATAGTTCCCGACTTTCCATGAACCAGACACTGTCTTGATATTTCTAAGATTAACAGGTCTCTTTGCAGTCTCATCTCTGTACCTTGTAGCCTTTAGTTTATGAGGGCTTGGGTATGTCGAATTATAATCAGCACCGATGAATCCGAATGATCCGTCACCGTCAGCTTGAGACGGGTGATCTTTAAAAACCAACCCCCAACCTTCGGGTCTGTCTTCTCTAGAGTCTACTTTATCAGTGTTGGAATCGTATTGATTTAAATCAGTATGTCTATACTGTAAACCTCCAACATGTTGTTCTGTGAAGGGGCCCTGTATTGGTGTTTCATTATAGTTGCCAACAATATCATGATGCAAATTAGTGAAATAGACATCTGAGCTATACGAACGGCTCACGACACTGTTGAATCCTGAATTTACTGTTCCAGACATTATGTTAATCGGGAGAATTGTTTCCCCAAAAACATTATGACCGTATTCTTGACCAAATAAATTTCCAACCTTAGCGTCTACTTGGATCTTTCTTTTATATGGAGTCTCATCCTTATTGTAAATTCCTCGTGACAATGGGTGAATGTCCGTACCAGTGCCTACACCAATGGTTATTATGTTTTGAGGGGCGCCTGATGGAGACCCTATGGCACCAGCGGGGGCGATTGACTGGTTGAATAATTGCATATTCTTCCTTCTTGCAAAGTTAGTCCCGCCATGGATTGTTGGTTGAGACACGATTGATACGTCGTAGATCTTTGCAAAACTTCTTATGGCATAAGTATCGCTTATTCTTGTTGCTCCATCAATTTCCCTTCTTATTAATCCAGATGACTGGATTGATTTGTTGTTTCGACTGTTTCTTATATTCTCTCGGAACCCTTCTTTTTGTTTCCTATCTCTTTGCCACAAAACATGATTTGATTCATCGCTAGGGTTTGTTGGGGCATGTCCGAATTGCCAATCGTATTTCATCTCCGAAATACCCTTTATCGACCCTTCGGTTGATTCAAAGTTTGTCAAAATTGGAATTTGGTGAACGTACTTGTTTCTCTCTAGCACATGACTCTCGATCACATTGTTGATCTTCTCTGAGAATCGAGCTGAAGCTGGCGTTAGTTGTTGTAAAGCAATTGAAATTGAGTCATCAATCCACTTGTAAAAAGATGTAAATTTTTCTATGTCTGGTTCGTTCTCGACATCATCAAAGAATCTGTCTCTTAGAAATTCTGCCATTCCGTACTTGTGATGATACTTCTGATTAGACTGTCCAATGAGGTTGTTGATGTCCAATGCGGTCGAGAACATATTCATCATCTCATCTGAGATTGCTCCCCACATTGACTTCTCAAACGAGTAAAAGTTATCAGAGACATCTTCATCTACGAAGAATTGTTCGGTCTCTTCACTCTTAATTGTAGTGAGGTCTGAGGACATTAAATCATCCGGCAGGCGCTTTCTAGCAGAATACAAGTAGTTCTTGTCTAGAACCTTTGAACTAGACGCTGTAAAGCCTACTGCTTGCCCTGCAACATACTTTTCTATCGTAGGAGACAGTGAGCCATAATTATTTGCTGCAGATCCTGAGGATAAGTCAGTTACTAAGAACTCACCGGAAGCATTTGAGCTCGTCAGGTCGTTAAATGCCCAATGAAACCCTAGAGTCTTCTCTCTAGGGATCTCGACAGGATATGTGTCATAGAGATCTTGTTCAAATGGCTCATTTGTTCCGAAAGTCTCTGAATCAAAAGCGTGCTGCTTAACTGCGTTGTCTGACAAATAACTATGCCAGTATCTCAAGTAGCCTAGCTTTACGTCTGTATATTGGAGAGTTGACCCAGTAAAGTTTGTTTTGTGAGATCCGGCATAGAATATTTTATCGGAGGAGAAATATGAGTGCGCTACGCTAGATGTTGCCAACAAGAAAGAATTTCTCTCCGTGTCCCCGTCAGCTTCAACTCCGTAGAACTCTATTAAATAGTCGTTTGCAGCGCTTCCGGTCGTATTAGGGTTCGGATAAGATGCATCTTTTACACGAATGGCCAAAGACCACTTGTTGTTTTCGTACTCTCCCCAGTACCAATCTGACTCTAAATTTACACCAGAACCGGTTAAAACAAATTTTACTCTTTGCTCGTCATCCGGACTTAGATTAGACTCTAAAGTTGAATGTACGACATACGCTTGTAGTCCATAGTCTGGTGATGGGTGGGTGTAACTCTGTCCCGAGTGATATCCGAATATAGACGAAGATAAGTAAGGGTATGGGTTGTAGTTTGGTTCATTTTTTCTCTGCTTTCTGGGAAGAAGTACTTCTGATTGTACAGTAAACGATCCTGTGAAGTTACTGTCACCGGGAATGTATATATTAGAATTATTCGCAGAAGATGTTTGATATATTGTAGCGTCGAAATGGCCGGCAATGTTGAAGTCTACAAACTTTCTTTCATATGATTTGTATTCATAGTTGTCTCTTAGCACAAACGTAGAGTCGTCTGCGTACATCTTCAGCTTTACTACGTCTTGACCTATACCTATAGACCTAAAGAAGTTGCGAAAAGACTTTTCAGTTCCCTTAGTCTTGTATATTCCGTCTAAGTTGTTGTAAATATTGTGATAAATTGTGTTTCGAACTTCGTTGATTTCTTTCTCGAACACTTCATTGTCGTCTTTTTGTCGCAAGTTTTCAATTTTTGTTGCGTCCACGAACAAATCTGGAATTACAAATCCTTGATCGTAAAGAAGTTTCTTGGCAAAAGGCAGTGCTTTGTTTGATCCGCTGACGTATTGTTGATCGTGGACTCTGTTTACAAAATCAATTTGATGCCAGAGAGTGTCAAAATAAGAACCCAATACTTGAGACAAGTGCTTCATCTGGTTTCCGTTCTGCTCGTCTTCTTCTTGCATCCAGCCCGGAAAGTAGTTGTTAAACATCGATGTGCTTTCCAAGTCTGCCAAAGAGCCGGAAGTCTTGTATTCTAGCTTTTTCGCAACGACGTCAGGATGAGAAGAGTATATGATAGGATCTTTAAATTCTGGTTCAGATAGTTTCTCAGTTATAGCTGATCCAGTTTCTCGCAAGTCTGTTGTAAAGTTCTCAATCGTTCCGTTGTTAATTCTTCCGGAATAATCTAACACTTGTGAGTCTAAAGCTGAGTTTCCAGTTATGCCTTCGTTGAACTTGAAATAACAGCTCAGTGCTATGTTGGATTCAAAGTTATTTGTTCCACCACCAACGGGTATAAACCAAGTGTTAAAAATATCTTCCGATGTTCTCGCGGTTTTCCAGAATCTAAACTCATCCAAAGATCCGCTTAACTTATGATCGTCGTCAAAGCGACGACCAATTCTCATATTCATAGCATCGGTTGTCGGCAAGAGACTTGGTATATTCTTAGCGGACGTCACTTGACTAACTTCTTGGCCATTCTTATAGCCCTTTGTTGTAAGGCCGGCAGAAGATGAGAGGAGAGTTACTGCATAATGGTTCCAGTTTGTATCGGTAATAAATGCGAAAGTTGGATTGATCTGAGCGGATCCAGATTTGACAATCAGACTTAGTGAAGTCTCGGCGCTGTTTGATCTTACTTCAATGTCTCCAGCAGTACCAGATATGTGAAAAATAGTTCTTTGAAAGGAAGTGGATGGATTCTTTTTATACCAAAACTCGGCAGTAATACCGTCTTCTCCGCGGAATTCAAAGGCGCTCGTTCTCTTTTTTTCTTCGTCATATTTCATTGACAAGTCAAATGTAGAGTCCAAAGGCTTGCCGGCCATACCAGCAGATGCTGTATGTGGACCACCGAACACAGAAATGTATGATGATGAATTAAAGTTCAAATATCCGTTAGTTCGAGGATACAAATAATCAAAAACATACTTATCCAAGTAGGACGAGGAGTTTTCGAACTCAATTTTCTCATGAAGCGTTCCATCATAAGGATAATATTGATAAATTCTTTCAAAAGATTTTTCATAATAAAGCTCGGCGGAACCAAACTTTGCGAAGTTAGTGGCAGTTGAAAAGTCAATCGGGGGGACAAACTCGTCAAATTGCGTTCTTTTTGCCTCGACAAAATCAGAAGACTCGACTTGATCGACTAATTCCTCAGTCGTTACGCTCTTTTGAATTTTTGGAGAACCTTTGCTGTTAAATAAATCTTTAATGCTCATTAATCTACCACTCTGAATTTAAACCTATAAGGCTGTTCTTCCCAGCCGTTTTCCTCATCGTAAAACGAGTATTGTATATCATATAAATATCCCGCTTCCAGATAAGTTGTGTCTAAATCAAAGTAGTTTCCAGAGACGTCATAAGACAATCCTGTGTGCATGTTGGAACCTGTTCCGTAAGAAACAACAACGTAGTCGTCAATTGCTCTTCTGAGTTGGAATGAGGCGCTTGGAATTATCAAGCTTGGTATAGCCGTCTTCACCGCTTGAGTGTAAATGTTTGGAGACCAGTTTTTTTCTCGGACATATAAGTTAAGCCTGTGGGTCTGGTCTTTTTTATATTCGTCTCGGAGACTTGGCATCGAAAGAACATATACATCTTCCGGATTGTAACCATAAGAATTAAAAGACTTGACAGATACCGACCCTGTACGATAAGCGACAGAGCCGCTATACCATATGTCATATACCACTGAAGCTGTTGTATCAAGTGCTATATCAGCTTTATAAATACCGGTTGAAACCTTGCTAACCGCTGCGGCAACTAAATTGCTTCCAACGGCATCTGTTGAGTTAAGTCTAAGACTTGCGCTTGTTGGCATTACAGGATAGTCTCTCAGACGTCCTCTAACGCGATTGTAGAGGTACAAAGCGTTTAGGTTGTCCGTCGCACTAACAAGCGACGAGGATGCGTAGAAATAGCCTCTATCGTCCTTTCTCGCACTATCCCATCGTGCTTCAAGCACGGGACGTTGAAAAAAGAACTCTGAATCTCTTCCAAAGAATTTTTTTGTGTAAAATGAGCGAGCTGCTGTTTCGGTTGCGTCTGGGAGTTTAATTCCGAAGCCATAGTTGTCTTTGGACCCAAGAACATTTCCATCGGTATTGATCCACTGTTCTACTAGAGTTGTTACGTCAAGCTCCATATCTTCAAGTCCGGTTGGGAATGAAGCAGTGAAAGAAGAGCTGGTATCAGTAAGATAATCTCCACCTTCTGTCAACCATTGACCTACTGCTCCAGTAAATGTGGCAGTGGTGGTAGCTTGGGCTAAATTAGCAGTGGAACCACCTGTGGCGGTCTGTAGCGCTCTAAGACTTGAGGTGTCAGTAACTGTGACAGTCTTGCCCGATACGGATCCGTTATTAATAAGCTCAACAAGCTCTTGCGATGTAAGAGTCAAAATGGCATCGTCCGGAGTGACTGTACATACCACCGCAGTAGATGTACCAGTGAACGAAACCAATACAGCCTCGCCAGCATTCGCAGCGGGAGCATTTACAACAGTTTGAAATGTGTTTGTGTTTCTTGTTCTACCTTTGGCAACAGATGTTAGTGTTATGGCGGTAGTGACTGCTAAATTTGCGGTGGATGGTGTTCGTTCTTTGGCGTTAATCCAGCTTGACCCTATACCATCTCGAGTTATGTCCTCGTAATAATCCATGTCAATTCCATAACCTTCTTCCCATGTTCTTGATATAGCTGACACTTCAAGATCAAATTCTGAGGGAACTGTTTGCGAATGAGGAGCGTTGAACATTTTGAGATAAAACGATACAGATCCTGAAGCCGGTATTTTTCCTGTTTCTCGAGAAGATGATACTTCTGTTATGCTAAATTCAATTAAAGATCTTGCGAGTTCCGACGAAGTGGCAGAAGCTTGGCCATAAATCGAGAATACCTCCAGTATATCTGAGGCTCCCATGTTAGATCCAGTTGCTCTGGTTGTCAAGTTCTCTAGGAAAGCATTTGATACTGTATTGTCTTTCTTGGCGTAATATCTTCTAATCATACCGCTGATCCTCTGATGTCTCTGTTAAAGTTTTTAATCTCGAAGATTACATTTTTCGGAGCTTGAATGTATGTTCCGTCTTTAGATTTCATCTCTTCGATTGATACTGGTGCTGAGCTATACCCTGTTCCTGTTTTCAAAACTGGTATTACTTTGATTGTATCTACTACACCGTCTACTTTGTTGATTATGTTAAATATGTTTGTTAAATAGAAAGGTTCTCCAATGTACATCTTATTGTTTAGCTCAGATGCTAAACGTCTCTGCACAGAATTTAGTACTTCAATCTTATCCATTGTTGGGTGGACGATTATCTCATATTCAAAACCCATGTTTAGTATTTTTGCGTCGTAAATGTCTATATTGTCATTGAGCATCTTATTCTTGTTTAACCATTGCTTAACATTTTGCTTTATTGTTGAATTCGATGTTGTGAGATTTCCGGAGCCATCTTCTGAAATTACATACACGGACAATCTCCTATTCGAGGAGGATGGATCGTTAATTACACATGCTCTCTTTATTGATCCAAAAGCCGCTGGCATCATATACATATATGCCTCATAGTCATTACGGGTCACAGAACGTTGTTGAGCGGCTTTTGCGGCATAGGAGCGGTAACGTATCTCTTCCGATGTTGGAAGGCTTGTATTGCCCACTATGGCCGTGTCATTTGATACTTCCAAGGAAGACTCTACTACCCTTTGCAATCCATCTTTTATACCGTCGGCATTTGGAAATACCATAGATGAAATAGATATTGTGGTTAAATTACCTTGTGCGACATTGACAGAGTCTGTATCATTTTGGTAAAACAAGATTGTAAGTGTAGTATTCGCCGGTGCTACGCCTAAAGTATTAGAGTCTAAAAGCTTAGTTGGGTCGAATGCTGCATCAGTTATATAAGGTTTTCCAGTCATCTGGAGAGATATTTGCGAAGGGTCTGCGATGTCAGTAGTTGTTGTTTCAATATCGGTTCCGTATCCAAACTGTAAATATGTGCCTGTCTCATCTTGCTCTAAGACAAATCTCCTAGGAACTATCTTAGGCTTGACTATTTGAGGCACCCCATCAGAAGCTGCATTTGGATTTGTAGTGTTTATGTAGACAACATCTTGAGATAAGTGATCAACTTGATAATAATGATGACCTTCTGTATCAATTACTGACTGGACTTCGGCAATCGATGGAGATCCAATACGTATTTTTTTAAATCTCGCAAATTCACCAATATCAATAGTTGTTCTGAATAAAACAGTAGATTTTACTTGACCCTGTGCTCGAATTGCATAGCTGGATGGTTTACCTGTCGTTGTATTAAATCTAGATGCAATAATTTCATTTTTTGTATTATTAAAATCCACATCCTCTGTCAATACAAATGTTGTCATAGTTGTCGATCGAATCTCCGTCCCTGTTTTTAAAATTGGAATCAATGTTCTATCTGGTCCCAGTCCTGAAGTATTTGCGGGAACAATCACATAAAAAGTTGCTATTCCAAAGGCAGCTGGTCTACCGGCAAATTTATACCCAGTATTTTTAGCTAATCTTCTTACATTATCATATTCAATTGCTGTCTCTAAAAACGACTCGTTAACTTGATAATCTACGTAGAAAGACAACATATCTCCGACGTAAGACACGGTATCCAGTATGTATGAGCCAAATGAATTCTCAGAAAAGTCTCTATATGTATCCGGATAATATCTCCGAGCATGCTCTTCCAAGCCTCTTTTTATGGACTCGAAATCCTTATTTGTATAATTAATTAAAATTTTCTTGTCTGGCATTAGTAAAACCCTATTGTTGTTTCTGGCTTGAGGTCCAGTTCGAATACTTTTTGTGTGACGTCACCTGGTATACCATAGACCACTCTAATTGTCATGAGGTTATTGTCGACGTCTGCGGCTGATGCTAAAACTTGAACATCTGAAATTGCTAGGTACGAAAGATGAATTGAAATCTGAGATAAAACCTCTGACTCAATTGATGATCTGACAGAGTCTATATTTTGTTCAAAAATAAACCTTCTTATTCCAACACCGTAGTTAGGATCGCTTATATTCTCTCCTGGAGATGTCAACAGAAGGTTCTTTAAATAAAAACCTATTTGCTGCTCGACAGTTTTGTACATCTCAAATGTATCGGCGTTTCCTGATTTTAAGGGCCACTTGGGGCCATAGAGGGGCATAGCTAGTCTCCTTTAAGACTAACTAGTTGTTTATTCCAAATCTTTTTCAGGATCAGCACACTCTACGCCGTTTGCATCATAAACTTTTGTCTTCATTCTTCTCTTAAGCCACCATGGCAACCTAACTGCTGGAAAAGCAAAGCCGTCAAACGGATTGTTTAGTTTTATTAGGTTAATCATACCTGAATCTTCATCATCGTCATCTCCAGAGAGTCCGTCTTCCGTATCTGATAAATACAAAGACTTAAATTCTCTTCTTAAGAACCTCTTCGCTCTCTTGTTGACTGTTTTGTCCCATGCTTCAACTTCTGGGTTTCCTCCGACAACGTTTCTTTCGCTTTCATCTTGTCCTATAGCTGCCGGCAGTGTCTCCATGCAGTATACTGAGAGCATAGAAGAGGCTTGTCTAAAGTTTAAGATTTTGTCAAACATAACAGTAAACTCCGGAGTCTCAACTATCTTGTTGATCAAGCACTCCAAATCATAACGTTCGGTTCCGTAAAATGGATCAAAGTCTTCAAATTTTGCGTCCACTACATCTATCTCAGCACTAGCCAAAGGCATTATGACAGTTCCATCTTCAAACAGAAAGCTTTTTTCTTCCTTTGATTTTTTGGAGAAATTGGGATCTGCTTTTAGTTTTTGAATCTCTCCAGTAGACATAGCACCTTCTGGTAAAACGACTGATACTCGTAATCCATATTTCACACCGGTTGACCCTTTTGTACCTGTTGGTGTTGGGGTCTCACCTTCTAGAAGAAATGTCTCATCATACACGACATCGAAGTCTTCGAAAGATCTAGAGCCAACATGTGCTCTGTATGATTTTATTAGCAATATATTGTCTACGTCCGTTCCTTTGTTCAGCTCTACTAGTTTGGAAATATGGTTTGTTGTTGCAAACCCTTTACTCATTAATGATTTGAATGATCCGCTGTATGTAAAGGATAGGTCTCCAAAATAGTCAGACAGATTCTTATCTTCCAATCTGTCGAGATTTTGGTCTACAAATCTGGACATGTCAGTTAGAGAGACGGCGCCTAGATACTTTGTGTCGCGAGATCTAATAAAGTTTGGCATATCTACACCTTCTCGCTCAACTAATCTTACATAACTTTCGACTATGTATTGCGGTTCTTCTGTGGCAAATAATGGAGATTCTAAATTTGAACTTTGGACTGTTGGCACTTCACCGGCTTCGGCTACTTCGAACCTTTGCTTGTCTAAGTAATATGAATTTAGTCCAACGCGACTAGTGGATTGTGGAAAGAAGGATTGCATCCCAAAGAAAGACTTATAAAGGTCAAAATAATAAGGCTTGTCAGTAGGACCGTCTACAACCAATTGAGACATTCTATTGAGTTCGTCTCGTATGAATTCAGACATTATAAGCAATGCTTCCTTCTCGAACAACTTAATGAAATAAATCTTTTGAAAGAATTGTAATTTCTTAAGTTTCGCATATCTCACTTTTCTTGTGGTAACCTTATCGTCGATTTGCCCGTCAAAAAAAGATTCTCTTACATCTTCGTCCGCTAGTCGGTATGCTATAGCCATGGCTAGATTGTATCTAGAGCCTTTGTTTATTTCTTCAATTGGATTGTAGTTGGCTTCCGGTCTCCGGAGATCCATGTCTCCCACTTCTTTCCTAAGTTTTTTCTTCATTCTTGCATCTACTACGCGGTATTTATCCAGCCCTCGTTGTATTTTGTTTAAAGCTTCAAACACAGCAGGGGGAGGCTCAACGCCATCGACATCAACCATTCTCTGATAAGCTTCGACGGTTTGTTCTAGAAAAGCGTACCAATATCTCTCTCGGACAATTCTAACTTTCTTATTAGATCTAAAGGTTCCAAGCTCTGACATTTCTGATTGCATTTTTCGAGCTAAGTATGAAGGAAAAGAGGCGTCGAAGTTCTCGGGTCTTATTTGAAGGTTCGAGAATAATCCATAACCAGTCATAAAGAATTCAGCAATGTACGTTCTAAAAGTTGTCCTTACTACTCCATCTAGCTTTGCCTTGCTTTTACTATCAAGAAGCAGATGAAATGGCTTAACAGAAACACAATCACGAGATTTTGACAATCTAGGATCATTTCTTAAAGAGCTTCCTAGATTTTTAGTTCTTGTCTCGATATCTTTAAACGACAGCAATGGAGGAGTCTTGGGGTCACATCCATCTTGGCTCTCAAAGGCTGTGGTTGCCAACTCAAGCCACCCTGTGAACTTACGAGGCTCAACATAGTATGGAGGATTTGAATAGCGTCCACCGTAAATCTTGGGGTCCAACGCTATGATTCTGTCGCTGTCAAAAGTTCCTAGTTTGTCTGGATCTGAATTTGGCGTATATACAAACGATGCATCAGTTAGATCATCTGAAACATATCCAAATTGATATCCAATTGGTAAGCCGTCAGAGCCCGAAGTCAGCAAGGCCTCTACAATTTTCTTATTAGATGTCTCGAACAATTGTTCATAAAGTCCTGAGAAGTTTTTGTCGAATGGAACTTTGCTTTGCATTATCTTTTGGAACGCTGCCTTACGTATGTCTTGCTTTTCGTTCTTTTTGTACTGGAAGCCTTTAGATTCTAGAAACTTATTTTCTGCTGAAGAGATTGGGGCAGGTGTATTCATATTAACTTCAGTTTGAGGACCTTCATCATTAATGTTTTCAATCACTTGGAGATTGTATCCAAACGTCTTTTTTGGCGCTCTCAAATTTGAAGCAGTCACTCTTTTTACATATGAGAAGCTCCCAATAAGACCTTCAAAACTATCAGTAAAGCTATAGACAACGTTTCTAGAGGACCCTTTCCCCGACTTGACTCGAGCAAAATCGTAAGCCGTTCCGCCTTCTAGGATCTCCTTTCTTTGCTTGATGGCAACAGTCTCGGGATATATACCCGGTGCGCCTTCTTCCTCATTGTATCCAAGGTCCATAAAAAACTGTCCAAATCCGTTTCTAGACTCATAATCTAAATTTCTTTCTTCTTGAGTATTAGCGTAGTTCATACGGATTAGTTTTTGAAATTTTCTACCAAACTCTCTCCTACCAGCAACGTCAGCCATTGCTTCTCCCAGAAGGCCACCTCTTCCCATGAATCCTTTCTTAATTAGCATCATGATATTAGAGAAGAAGCCTTCAATCATCTCGTCTTCTAAGATCTTGTCGGTTCCGCTTTGCGAAACATCATTGATCAAGTTGTTGGGATTACACACATCTTTCATCACTTCATTTGTTATAGCTCCAACAAATGGTCCATCCGAATCGAGAGCTGCGACGTCGTCCATAACACCCTCTAAGGCCTTTAGCGTCTCCTCGTTTAGCTTATCGACAGGAGCTTTTCCACCCAATAGCTGCTCTCTCATCTTGTTCCATTCATCCAATTGATCATTAGTTAGACATAGCGCTGCTGAAATTGGTAGATTGGGGACTCCTGCGTTCAATAGGTCTCTGATTCTTTTCCTATCTTCTGATGGCAAAAAACTTCCTAGACTCTTAAAGAAATAAGCAACTTGATCCGGAGAGCCCATTAAAACCTCCATCTCCGGAGCCAAAGCAGTTACTGCATTTGCGACTCTTTGATTAAATTGGTCATCCTCCTCACCTTCTCTCGCGACCATGGCTTCTAAAAACTCTTCGGTTGTAGCGACGGATGATACGATATTCGATACTTTTGCTCCTGCACCAGTGTAATCCTGCCCAGAATCAAAAGAGAGTGGAGCAAACAATGCTTCAGCTAGTTCTTCTGCTTTACTTTGGCTTGTCTCTGGGTTTTCTCCATCGTTGCAAAAAGCCTCATTTAAGGCGCGGTAAAAACTTCCTTTGAGGTTTCCTTTTAACCCTTCTGCAACGATACCGCCGGCTGCTTCAACAAGATTACACAGGGCGCTTTCGAGAGTTGACATTAATCTCGTCAGCATGCCAATGGCTATGTCAGTTACTACTTTGATCATTGCCTCTCTAAAGATTTCGCCGAACTCGTAATCAATTTGAAATCTATTGCTAATATTTGGAATGATTATTTTAGGAACAACAAGAGGGCGAGTTGGGTCACACACATCTACAGACAAAGACTTCATGAAGTCATCAGGTGGCGGGAATATAACCGGAGCTATAGGGCATGGCTTCAAAAATAGTTGTTCAATTTTGTCTAGAGCAAAATCAACTGCTGGGTATGATCGAAGCATCTCAAATAATTCGTCAAGCGAGAAATAGTCCATAATTGACTCTATAACAAAGTCAAAAACTACGTCAAAAACTACGTCGACTTTTACGCCAAGCGCTGTTTCTTCAAATGACTTTGCTGCTTTTTCAAATTCACTCAATGCATCATCGGCTTGATTGTTATCTTCTGTGATTACTAAAGAGTCTACAACTCTTTCCATGGAAGCTTGAAAGTCCCTTCTATCAAGTTTGCTATACCTCATATATTCGCGAATTATCTTTTTAAAATATTTTGACGGCTTCATATCTGGGGCTGGTCCAAGGATATTCGATGAGTTCACTTTTCCGTCGGGTGTTTGCCCTATATACACTTTTTCTTCAGGATCCCATTTAGCATTCTTGAATGCCGCTGCGAGTGGCTCATAGTACTCCTCAGCAATCTGAGATTTTAAGTATTTTATTTCTTCATCAGTTGCGGCAATATAAGGATTAATATATTTTTCGAAAAGTTTTTGAATTCTTTTTGCGTTACTCTTTAAGGTAACAAAGTCTTTCATTTTTTGACTGCCACCTTCTGCTAGCTTAACTCCTAATAATCCGGATATATCAACTCCATTGCCAAATTGCTCTTCGATTGATTTGTTAAGTTTTGTACGGAATGAGTTTGGCAATCCATTTAAAAATAGACCAAGAGTATTGACCTCCATAAAATCAAATGTTTTCTCAATTAAGATATCCAAAAAGTCATCAAATGACACACCATTAGTAAGACACTTCATCGCTTTACCGGCAATTTTAGACATACCACAAAGACCAATAGCAGAGATAACGTCTGACATTTCCATGTCGGTGTTTCTGTTTTTTATTGTGTCGATATATGTGTTTTCAAAGTCTGCTATAACTTCTTTTGCAGCATCCATTGCTTCTTGGAAGTGAGGAGAGTTTTGGATTTGATTTCCAACTGTGCCACTTTCCAATCTGTTGAATTTTATTACGGATAATTCTTTTGTGAAGTTTATCACATCATTATTGTTGGAAATTGTTTTCGTAAAGCTCGGGAGAGATTCCACATCTGCTATTGTAACTTGATATCCTATTATGATAAAATCATAATCGAACACATTCTCTTTAGTTGGCTTTGGCAAAATTTTAGATTTAAGCTCAGGATTGTTTTGAATTTGTCCGCTAAGTACGAGATTCGATCTCACTACCTGCTTTGTTGCTTGAGATAGAATATCTTTGTAGATTTTATTTTCGAATTCTTTTTGATATCTTGCCTTCATAGCAAGTTCTCGTTCTTCTTTAGGGGTTTTTCCTAAGCCATTCTGCTCTGCTAATGCTGTTGCTCCTCCGGAAGATAATTCGCTTAGGGAGCGGCACGCCTGTTCTGCCATTTGTTTTTCGATGGTGGCGAAGGCGGACATGATTTCTGATGTTAGAGAATCAATGACTTGTCCATTGCCTAAGCCCAGCTCAAGCTCAAGCAAACACTCGAGACCTGCTTTTGTGTCGTCAATTGCTCCAAGATCTCCATAATCTACAATGTATTTTGGATAAAAATGCTCCAAAGTAAAGTCAAGCCATGGCTTTGTTTCTTTCGCCGTAATGTCATTGATGACTTGGTCGAAGTTTTCTAGAAAGCTATATATCACTCTCATAGATGGTTTACGCAACAAGTGGCCGTTGGGTATAGGTATCTTCTTGTACTTGTCACAGTCAGCGTCTAGAACGAACACTTGCTTGAGGTCATACGGTTTTCCGTTGTCTCTAAAGACGAATTTTATCTTCTTGAATCTTTTGCTTTTAAAGATGCCGGTATTCCCTATTTTGGGATAGCCTTTTAGCTTAAGTCTGTCGTTTAGTTTTGACTTAAAGTTTTTTAGCTTGTCTCGGGCATCTCCGTATTGTATTCTGAGCACTTCATTGTTTTCTTGTCGTATAACGAAGCCGGCACCAGCTTTATTGGCTGTTGCGTAATACATACTGTAAGTCCAGAGTGCAGCCCTTAGTTGGCGCAGTTTGCGGTTAAATCCATTGAGATCAATAATTATCTCGCCACCAGAACCCTCTTCTATTCCACTATCTTCAGCTTCATCAGAATCGTTTGGCTTAATTTGGTCCATGTTGAAAGCTGGTACACCTACTAGATATGTCACTCCAAGCTCTTCAGAATTCATATCTTCGAATTTATCTACGATGAATGAAGCTCTGAATAACGGGTCTTCCGTTGCTGCGCTTAGCGGCTTGTCCAAGTCCACAAGGATTCTCTTCACAGCTAGTTTTTTTATCTCATCTTCCAAATTAAAATTGGGTACCAATCTTTTTTGATTTATTGCCTTTTCTTTCTCGTAAACTCTTACGTGATACTCACAGACGCTCTCATTAAGATAAGCTTCTTGTATCATAGACCAGTGCGCAGCTGGTAGTTTCCAGTTAGGATTTATCTGGCATGTTGGACAAAGCTTATCATCACCTATGGGCTCTATAGTTTCTTGTGTGTCACACTCGCTTGTTTGGTAGTCCGAATATTTCTTCTCTATCTCAGCCATGTCTTACCTCTATGTTGTGAATACGTATTTGCTGTTGATATAGTCTGACCCATATTGACTTAAGTAGTTAAACTTGATCATTCCTAAATTTTTGTTAGTCATTTGTCTGGCCAATATTGATTTTCCCGAGCTGGTTGCTACAAAGGGACCAGCCATAGACATATAGGTACCTAGCGTGAATGTGGTTGGTGCTCCTGGTGCAGTTGCGTTATGATTTAGCGGATTCATCAAGTGCGCGTTCATCTTTGCTATCATTGCAGTATTGGTACCAATTAGTGCAGAAAGCTCTTGTATTGCTTTCACAACGTCTTCTATGCATTCAGATAGGTTCTCACCCTTTGGAATTGGTTGAAGCTTGTTGCGGGCGTCTCCGGTTCTTTCAAATGGTCGTAAGATGTCTAGGTATTGACGCTCCTCTTTGCCGGTATGATTTCCTGCTATAAGAGATATAGTTCCAACGGTCTGATTGATTCCACCATTTGAAAGCCTCTCTCCATCACCACCTAAGCCCTCATATCGCGCGCGTCCTGTGACGATCTTAATGTCATTTCTAGAATGAATACGGATAGTATCTGCTTTAAGGCCGATAGTTGACCTTCCTGCAGGTGCTTGCATTGGCACTTCTGCTAGTCCCATATATCTATCGATATCTGCTTTTTGAGATATATAAACTCTTGCTGCATCCATTGCGAAGTTTGGATTAATAATTGTTTCTCTGTTTGGTTGACCATATGTACCATCTTTATGTCTATAAGACGATCCAAGTCCAGCGATGAGGTCTATTCGAGATGCATGCGTTGCCCCTCGGCCACCGTATCCAGAGTAAAGGTTTCCGGGTCGGTCGCGACCTTGTATAATAAAAGAATTATTTTTACCTTTCTCTATTTTTTCAGATGGTGCTTTTTCATACGTAGGCTGGGCTTCACGTAAATTCTTGTTTGCTACCCCTTGATTCTTTCCAACGCGTTTTTCTTTTTTAATCTGATCTAAATCAAGTGATTTTGACTGGTCTTTTAGTGATTTTGAACTCATTTTGTTGATATTCCTGCGGGTGCTTGATTTGTTGGTAAGTACCCTGTTGATATTCCCGGAGGAGCAGTTGGTATGCGCGGTAAAGGATTCGAATCATTTAAGTCATCCATAGCTAGTTCAAACAAATTTTTACCCGTCATTAATGACTCTACCGTCGCTCTAAATGAAGCCATCGGCCCAAAGGCCGGTCCTGGGTCACTTTTATCGGATTGAATATCACTGTGTCCTACAATGTTTGACACGGGAATATTATATTTTACGCATAATTCGGCACAGATCTTTGCGCATTGATCTATGGAAGCTTTGGGATAAGATTCCCACATACCGCTAGTACCTCCACGGGTTACCTTGCCGTTCTGATATCTTATTGCTACACTATCAATGCCATTTGGGAAAGACCCCTCGACCCAACCTTCTCCAATAAAATACCTACTTCCTTGACGAACACCTTTTCTCTCGAAACCAACATTCATTAAGCAAACACCAATACTGTTATCATTATCAACTAACTTGTTTCCACCAGCATGAAAAATTAGAGACTCTGGTTCCGCGGAAATATAAAACGATCCGTCCCTGTCTATCATGAAATGGTATCCGTAAACTGTGTCTTCGTTTTCAGTTTCTAAAACAACCTTTTTTCCACCCCATGCGGCACTGTAATGTATTACTATATATTTTATTTGATCTGCCGGACGAGAGCCTTGAATGTTGGTACACTTACCTTCACCAAAACCAACTTCTTCACCCAAGAGTCCTGCCGTGGTCCAATCTGCTTCTGACATTGTTTCCACTCCAGTTATTAAGGATAATTGCTGGAAGGATAAGTCGAATAACTCCCCTTCTGGTTGAGCGAATCTCATAGTTCTAAAGTCAGAATTATAAATTGAGCCTTCTTCAAAGTAGCAGTCAACTACTTGGCCAAAATGGATTGCATCAGTGTCTTTAAATTCATAATCTGACCGCGCTAGAAATGTGGATGCGTGGAGCGATATTAGTTCATTAATTTCTTCCGGTTCCTGATTTTCTCTCGGATCAGGAATTATGTTTCCAAAATCTGTCAGAGGTCTTACTATTATGTTGACATAATTTCCTCTTTTTTCAGCGTCGTTTACATCAGTTCCTGCTCCAGAGCCATCTTCAGTTTTAATACCAGACAAGCAAACAGCTTTAAATTTACCATCCGTAGATGAGTTCATTGAACTATTGTAAAATCCATCCATGATATTGGTCATAGTATAGTCAAACATTTCAGAAGAACTGTTCGAAAATTGTCTGTATAAATATTTGTTGGTTAAAGACTTGTCGCCCATTGATGTTACTTCTCCTCCGACTCTTGAATTTGATCAAATATTTGAGCAAAATCTTTGTCGGTTAACTCGTCTGTCTTTTCATTCTTTGATAGGAGCCCACAAAGCTTTACAAGTTGTTCATTTGACCTCTGAAGAGTTTCTACGTACTTCGCTAGGGTTTGACCCATGTCCCTGTGGCGGGATTGGTCTATGGCTAAATATCGCATTGCGTCATCAAGTAGTTCTCGCGTTGTTTCACGATCGCCTCTGATGTTGTCTATTGCTTCTTTAATGAATTTATTGCTGCTCATGGTAATAATTAGTCTCTGTTAAATTTTGCCATCATCCCAATCATCTCTGAATTCGCGATATTTCTTTCTCATTTTATTTAATTGTGTGACGACTTGTTTTGTATTCATGCCTGTTATCTCGCGAAGATAAAGGTAAATTGCTTTCTTGTTAAAGATCTCGATCTCTTCTGCTGAGTCAAAAAGAACTATTACCGCGTCATAAACCTTCTTCTCAGCTGGCTTAGTGAAGTCAACTTCCCAAGTCTCCATCTCTTTTCTAAGATTGGCGATCAATTCTTTGCGAACCTTTTTGTCTTGATAGCTCTCGCCTTTGTCCATCAAGTCTCTTTCGAGGTCATAATCCACAGCTTCGAACGAAACTTCTCTCTCGAGTCGCTTCTTGTTCTTCTTAACTTTGTGAATGAACCAATTCTTTGTTACAACAGAAAAATAGGAAAAAGCCTTCGATCCTTTGTTTGGATCAAACTTTGCAAGGATTGTTACAAGCCAACCTTTGCACTCTTCCCTCAGATCTTCGATATCTGGAAGGTTTGTGAATCTGTAAGTAAATACAATCTTATCGACCATTTGCGAAAACGCTGGTCGGATAAGTGACATGTAAAGTTCTTCTTTTGTTCGCATGTCTGGTGCAGAACAGTACTTAACTATCGCGTCTTCGTGAACCTGCGTAAAGTACATGTTTTTCTTTTTCGGTGCTCTCTTCCTCATTTTCTTCTTCCTCGTTTATTTGATATTCAATTGGAGTTGTTATAGCCATAACGTCTCCATATTGCTCTTCTAGAATTGACCTAATTGCATTTGTGTGCGTCATAAGACCTTCTAGAGTTTCATCTCCATAAAACGAATCAAGTTGATAAACGTCTCTTAGGTGATTCCTATAACTCTCGATTATTTCAACCAAGTCTCCAACGTTATCACTGACCAATGTCAAATCTTTAGATTGCCACATAGCTAGTCTAAAAAGCATAACATTCGCGATTAGCGATACCAACAAGACTAAACCAAGTA